ACAGGGCTTGCGCTTGTGTGGATCAATCACACAAACCCGGGGCCATGTTCGCGGGATGGGGTGCGGGTTGACCCAGTATGGCGTCGTGGGCTGCCACGCTTTGAATACTCGTCCAGCCAAGTGGAGGAAGTTGCCATGGAGGCGAGCTTCCATTTCCTCTTCACGTAGATCCTTGAGGAACTCATTGATGGCTGCTCTGGACAGGTGGCCACCGTTGTCGATGCAGTTGTCCCAGATGGACAACTTGTACAGCAACACTGAGTCATCGTCGTCATCGCCAGCACGCGAAACCAAGATGTTGTAGATCCATGGCTGCGTGAGGGGCGTGAGCGTCATCCAGCAGTGTCCGCCAAAGTCAGTCAGGCCACGTTTGAGTCCCACGTACTTGGAATAGTCGCAGGGCTCATCCACCCAGAACCAATGTCCGTTGGTACCCTCAAAGACCATGTCCTTCTGGTCGTTGGACATGAAGTATGTAACTGACCCGTTGGCCCAGTCAATCTGCGTAGGGACTTGGCGTTGGTTGTAGTGAACTTTCTTGATTAGGTGCTTGGGTGCCCATTCCTCGTACTTGCCCCAGATGGTCTGTTTAATGGCGTGTTCATAGTTTTGAGCCAGAACTCGTCCAACATTAGGTACGGGGATTGGTGATCCATCTGGAAGTGATACTGTGCGATCCGGATGGGATTCTGGCAACCACGGGCGGTAGCCGAGTGAATGAGCAATTGCCTCACAGGCACCACCTACTGACTTTCCGGAGCGATTTGCTCCAAGTACCACACGTACGAACGCCCGTCCTCCGGAGTGGAAGGCGGGTTGCTGGCCGATGGGCCTGTAGAACACGATCTTGTTGGTTCGGTATGTTGCGAGCAACGCGTCGAGATCACAGAGAAGCTCCAGTAGTTCAGGAAGATTCTGTTGGGACATTGGATCCTAACTGTGGTGGGGGCTAGCGAGGGACTCGAACCCTCGTCTCCGCACAATGTGCAGCGTCTTTCCTATTAGACCACTCACGCCCATCATTCTTGGACAGGAACGTTGTCCAGATCCAACTCCTCGAAGTCCGCATCCACTGCTTGCGCTTGCAAGTCTTCCCCTGTGACCTCTTCCACCGAGGTAATCAGGTCTTCGTGTGCATCTCGAAACTGCACATTCACTAACTGGAGCTGCTTCACGCGTCCAGCTATCTGCCTCAAGGCATCATCCACATTGCCAGGGAGCGGCAGTCCTCCTGCATCCACACCATTGGCGAGAAGAGCGGCCTTCATGTCGGCCAGAATCTTCTTCTTGTCAATGAGGATGGCACCGGCTGTGGCTTTTTCAGTCAGAGTGGGGCCGTATCGCTTAGCTGACTTCAACTTACCGTCGTCGTCGTAAGCCTTGATTAGCCCAGCTTCGAGTTCCTCTGGGCCGATGGATGTGATTATCTCATCAGCCTTCAGCGTCACGCGGCTGGCCATGGCGTCCAGTGCTAAAGCCCTTGCGGCCTTCAGGTCCGGATCCCTCTCTGCCTCTGTCAGCACCTTCGTGATAGTGGCCCACGCATAGCCAGTAGCCTTGGTGATCGCAGCTTTTGACTTCCCAAGGGAATGAAGCTGGACGATCATCTCTTTGTCGGCTTGTGGCGTGACCATACCACGATGGTGGTTGACTTGTGCCTTCCTGCGCTTACGAGCCACTACTTGCGCAACCACCAAAAGATGTCAGCAACGCCGATAGCCATGAGAGCCGCATAAGTGATGTAAGTCATTCCGGTCCTTTCAATTGGTCTGCAGGAGAACGGCCACAACCCTTTCCCCGGGGTGGTCAACGAGTCGGGGAACCCGGACCGGACCACGCCCCTGCAGCACAGTGCCTTTTCGATCTATACAAGTTTATCACTTTCCGGAAACTTTGTCAAGTGTTTTCTGAATTATTTTCGCATACTGTGGCCACCAATGCCCTAAGTCCCTGTAAACGCTGGAGTTAAGTGTTAAGCTAAGTGTAGCTATTAGTTCCAGTTACGCCATCGGTGGCTAGTAATATGCTGCTCCCGCAGGGTTTACAAACTATTTTGCCCCTTGGCAAAGAAAACACTTGACAAACGTTTCCAGATGTGCTACCCTTCTTACCCATATGCATATACCCATAGCCCAATGCCCTAACACCTTAATACTACATACTGCATACACTTATGCAATATACCTCAATTGGCGCTGTGGGTGTTATATGTTAGCCAACTTTCCCAGAGAGGCTAGCCCCATGTGGGTAGCCCTATGTGGGTAGCCCTATGTGAGTATGCTTTTTGTATAGGGGGTGTTTTTTATTTTAGCAAGTATTGGCCAGACTGCATTAAATGGGTGATATACGCCCCTGTGGGCCTGTGTGGGGGTAAGTGTCCTAAAAAGAGTACGTGTACCCCCGGACACATGACAGCATACCGCATGACACAATGGCATACTCCCTTGCCCCATGCATTATGCATGCATGCCACTGGGCCAATGCAGTATGCATGCATGTCGGTATGCCCAATGCAATATGCATTAGTGTCCTGTTTTTAGGACATGTATGTCTCACTCCACAGATACCAGTGAGACATTATGTCTCAAATGAGACACACATGCAGCATAGGGCATAATGCATACTCACATTGCACATTGCGAATACCTCATAAGTGCATATATCACATAGGTTTAGGCGATTACTATATGTATAGTAGGGTTGCATTATGCATGGTTAGCAAGATACATACCAATAGCAACCAAGCTCGTAACCCGTTGCAGTGTAATAACTTACACCATTATCCCGATATCAGGCACACAGCCTGCATATCTTGGCATGTCCGCCGGGGGCAGAGGCCCACAAGGCCCTAACCTCTGGCACAACAAAAGGATGTATGAATGTACATCGACAATAGGGCCAAGGTGGCACAGTCCTTGCAGGACAACAAGGTGCTAGCAGAGGCCAAACGGGTAGGAAGTGTTCCCCCCGTGATTACCGGAGACGACAGGCCACATGCTAGTTGTATCTTCGGAGACAGACAGGCAAAGAAAGACAGAGAACCGCAGGACCAAGTCATGCGGATCAGGGCCAGCACGCGCAACTTGATGCAACGCAAGGCGCACAAGACTGAAAGACCTTGGTAGCACAGGGTAGGTGCCCTTAAGCACAATTGTAACGATTAGTTACAGCCTACCCTACATATTGGCAGTGGACCAAGCTGCCATAGAGATACGGTTGACGTAAAGGTCTAAAAATACGGACAGGTGCGACTCCTGCCGGACCGTATCTTGCTAGACACAGAGCAGGGGCTTGCAATGCAGCACGGCAAAGCTGCCCGCCCTTGCCCGCCGGGAGTAGCACGCCAAACAGCTAACTCCCGGCACAAATGGCGACTAATGCTGCTGAGAAGCAAGTGACGGCTTGTGGAGCAATTGAAGTCGCAGCAGGGGTGTAAGAGCGAGGTAGTAATGTATACACCTCAATACACCCTGCCGGTATCGCCAACATGGTAGGGGCTGAATACGCCCCTTGATGGAGTAGGAAAGGTCCCTGCCATCTTGGCAGAATAGGGAGGCACACAGTGGACGTTGATCTGACAATCACGTTGCGCGTGCCCGCAAAGGATCGCCACAATCAGGCTACTCGCAACATGTTTGCGACGTATGCCGAAAAGGTGGCACAGATGTTGCGGGTAGGCCATGATGGAGCATTGTTGAAGGACTCCGAACATCTGGTGATCGGTAGGTATGACCTGCGGGATTACGAAAGCGAGTGACCGTGACCGAAAACGAGGCACTTGTGCTTGAGCGGAAACTCGCTCAGGACAAGGTGGCGGAATATGTCACCACAACCAATGCACTCCAGTTGGAGCTTGCACGGCTTCGGTTGACAGTGGCAACGGCAACGGCTTTGCTGGACACTGACATGGCTGGCGAAGCGAAAAGAGTACTGGAGAAATCCTAGTGCCAAACGAACAAGCGCAATTCGGACTGCGCACCTATACGGGGCGCACTCTGGAACAAGCCTACATTGCCGCGTCAAGCCGTGGCCTTGTGGAAGTCGCCAGCGAAATCAAGTGGCACCTACAGTGGCGCGACTGGCTGGCAAAACCGTGGAGTACGCAATGAAACAATTAGCGTTGATTGCGTTATTCTACATTTGGCTAATAAGCATTACGTTAATGATTATTATCCTGTCATAATGAAGGAGGCTAGCATGTATGGACATGCCAAAAAGATGCTGGTGCGTGCGCTTGAGATGAGCGCCACAGCACGCAAAATCAATGACCGTGAAACCCGCGAGTACTTCGCGGAGCAAGTAAGATTGTGGGAAGTTGAACTGTACTTCCGTAAGCACGGTTGCAAGGTTATCTGGTGACTAACTTAGCGCTTCCCTTCAGGTTGCGCCAGTGTAGTTACCGTGAAATAAGTGCGATGTTCCGCGCAGCCAATAAGGTACAAGACGTGGAAACGATGCGCACCATCGGAGAACATGTTGCGTGGCGCAACTGGTTACGAAGTAACATTACGTTAGCGCCACACAGGTATCGAAAGGAGATGTAATGTCTGAAGTAGTTCGGATGTTACTTATCACCTTAGTTGGTGGCCCAGTGGCCCTTGCGGTTGGCTGGACTGTAATAGCAAACTTGGTGAAGGAGTAACGTATGATACATAAATGTACGTGCGTACACCCTATGCAAGACGACATTCACGGCAAAGGAAACCGTGTAATGAACACTTGCAAACCGAAAGAGTCCGGTAATTTTGTACGCTGTACTGTGTGTGGAAAAGAGTACACTATAGCGGCAAAGAAAGCAACGACGGGAAAATAGTATGGATTACAAAGTCCCTACAACGGGCGGCACGTACATCGTGCCTTTGCCTGACAAGATATTACTGGACGACGGGTCCGGTAACACAACTGAAATCAGTGTGTTAGACCTGTCACCCAGCCACCTCGTAAGCGTGGCGACCAGAATGGGCGCTGCATTTGTGGACGAAGTGATCAAATCCAAATAGGGAGGTGAAAATGGGTACTATTAATATCAACGGTGCGGGCGTAGACACGGTCAGTCTGATCAACCAACTGCACGTGCAGGGGTTCGACGCCACTATCACAAGACGCGTGGGCCTGAAGAGTGTCGGAAAGCGTTTTGGCGCGAGAGGCGCGTGCCAGTTGTGCGTATCCGCCAGCGCGAACACCGACACCGTGAGAATGACGCTGGGCGACTGCGATGTCAGACACGATAGCGATTACGCTATCGTGAACAAAGACCGCCTGTCCGGTATCATCGCGGAATTGCAGAAGATCCGGCGAGAAATGGCGTGGACCTGATGGAAACCAACCACTTCGGCAAAGACGCGCCCAGATTGTCACGGGCTTACAAGACACTGGAGGCGCTACAAAGAGCCTTGCGTAATGGCGTGAAGCTCCAACTGATAGCGACAGATAACTCTGTGGTGCTTACCGGCAAGCATCGTATCTATCAGGAAAATTCAAAAGCCAGTTACTTCAAGTACTGGAGCGCGTATATGTACGTCGAAGACGGCTACATTGTCCGCGCATCCGCGAAATATTGGTAACATGCGCCAAACCCTAACGGCTCGAAGGGAGGTGTAATATGAGCGAAAAGAAGAAGAAGAACGCGACTGCCACGCAGCGTAAGACGTTGACCAACAACGCACACAACCTGCTGGGTAATATGAGGATCGAAGCCACGCGCACCAAGGAACGTGCGACTGCGGACATCACCAAAGCGTTGGCGCGCCAGCATGGCGCTACCGACTTGGCCAACGAGCTGTACGCAATCAACGATGCCGCTTCGGCTGTGCGCAAGAGTAACCGTGACGAGCTTCAGGCCCTTCGGGACCAGTACGAAGCTGACAAGGCGGTTATTTTGGATAAGCACGCGGCAGCCAATGAGCTGAACGCGCCGAAGCGTGACCGTAAGAAGGCTGTGGAGCATGAGCTGGGCGAGATGGGGTTCCATCTCAACTACGCTTGGCGAGACAGTGCTGTCGATCCGGCCACCGTCTGCGTGCGCGAGGGAGAGCTGCCCGAACAGCAGTTCGACATTTCGTACTGTTCCGATGCGGGACAGGAACTCCGGGGCAAGCTGTCGGCACACACCGATTACTTGCAGAAGTTGGCTGACATGACGACGCAAATCGAAGTCATCTGCCAGAACAGCAGCGATACGGATGAAATTCTGGAGAAGCTGCGCGAACTGGGCATCGAAATCTGATGCCGAAAGGACGACATGGCCAACATCAACATCGACGGTGTCAACGTGGACACTGGCAGCCTTACCCGCCAGCTCGAAGAGCAGGGGTTTGATGTCAGTATCCACAAGGTACGGGGCGTGGAAAAGCGCGTAGTGGGCTTTTACAATGCCTCGTATCTGGAGATACACCCGTACAGTGAGCAAGTAGCCCAGATTTATTTTGGGGTTGGGGCTTACAGTGGCAACAACAAAGACAAGACATACACCATGACCCGCCGCGCCATCGACCAGCTCATCAGCGAGCTGAACAAGGTCAAGGCCGAACTGGCCTAGGAAAGGAACACATGGACAACAGCATCAACATCGACGGTGTCAACGTGGACAAGGACAACCTCATGCGCCAGCTTGAGGCCCAAGGCTACGACGCCACTATCAATAAGAAGGTGCCGCGTTATCACCTGTTGAGTCAGAACTATGACACCAACGGGGTGGTTCTCAGCGGTAACGGCCCACACATTCACCTGCTCGAAAATGCGGGGTTCAGTGTGATTGCCAAGCTGGACAAAGAGGATTTCCGTAACATGATCGACGTATTCCAGACGGCCTACAACGAGAAGTGGGGCTGGGATGACTGACATCACCATCGACGGCGCGACCGTCGAACTGGACATGCTCACGGCTCAGCTGGAGGAGCAGGGCTTCGAGGTGTCTATTCAAAAGAAAGCGGAGATCATAGAAGGCCGCCGATCTGACAAAGGCGTCTCAATGAATGTGGCTCATTCCTCTGATCCGGTGTGCAGCCATAAGTGGGCAGGCATACAGATCAACTGCAATGCGATGGGGTACACTGTCCCCGAAGGGTACATGTGCTTCAGCGGGTACCAGTTGCGCGGACTGGCGAACATGCTGGGCGAACTGGCTACTGAACTGGGCGAGTAAAGTTGGCACAACCAACGCAAAGCTGGCGCGTAGCCCAGTAGAAAGGATAACCAACAATGGCTAACATCAACATCGACGGCGCGACCGTCGAGAAGAGTTCGCTTGTGCGCCAGCTCGAAGAGCAGGGGTACAAAGTGGAGCTGGCCAAGCGCCATGACCTTTCCGAGTACGGGCTGACCACCGTGCGTGACATCGGTGTGTTTACCGAACGTCATAATGAGGAAATGTTCTACATGGCAATCGGTGACCCGGACGCCGGGCTTGAGGAAGCTCTGGTGCTGACCGACAGGCACGACATGGCCGCACTGATCGAGAAACTTCAGCAGTTCCAGTCCGAAATGGGCTGGTGAAAGGACGACATGGGCATCAACATCGACGGTGCTACGGTAGAGCGGGATTCGCTCATAGCCCAGCTCAAAGAGCAGGGCTTCACCGCAAGTATCGAGCGCAGTTATGGGCTGGTGGAAACAGGGCGACGTATCGACCGCAGTACGTTCGTTATGACCGTTGAAAAAGACGGCTCCGGCACATACCGCATGACAATCGGTGATCCTGACTACGTCGAGGACGAGCAGTTTGATAACAACTGTTCGATACTGGACAAGGAACGCACCAACGAACTGGTCAAGGAACTCCAGAAAATCCAGTACGAAATGGGCTGGTAAAAGGACGACATGCACAACAACATCAACATCGACGGCGCTGCCGTTGACAAGGACGAGCTGGTGCGCCAGCTCAAGGCGCAGGGCTTTGACGTTACAATCAAAGCCGCGTTCCTGCCTCTCAGTGGTAACGCCATGAACTCAGGGCTGACCGCTTACGAGCGCACCTCCGACCCCGAATGCGTAGAGCTGCGCATCTCCGACTTTGATCGGGGAGCCACGCGCATTTATGACAAAACCCGCTTCCTGCGCCTGATGGCACAGATGGAGCGCATCAAGAGTGAAAGGAACTGGTAACAATGGCCAACATCAACATCGACGGGGCGTCTGTCGAACTGGACGCACTGCAAACGCAGCTGCGGGCACAGGGGTACGACGCTACCATCACGCGCAAATGCATAACTGAGTGGAACATCAAGTCCCCGGGCAATGCGCAGGCTCGCGTGCGGCGCTACTCCGTGGACCCCAGCTGCATGCACACCGTGGACATCAGCATATTCAACAACAGACGCACTGATGATATTTCGTGGGGAACTGGACAGCACTATACCAAGGCTGGCTTGCGCCACCTTATTGATGAGTTGGAGAAGACTCACGCGGAAATGGAGTAACAATGGCCAACATCACCATCGACGGTGCGACTGTGGATCTTGACAGCCTCATCGCCCAACTGTCTGCTCAGGGGTTCAGTGCTGCAATCAAGCCTGCCTTTGACGACGGAATCAATACGCGGTTTACTTCGTGTGGCGTGCGCCTCGTTGTGCAACGCCCCGGCCCGGATAATCTGCCCCGGATTTATCTGGGTCGCAAGGAATCCAACTTCGGTGACAACTACGCCTACCCCAACAAGCGGGAGCTGGCGCGGGTCATCAGTGAACTGCAGGGTGTGCATGATACCATGCCCGCCTACTAAAGGAGACAACATGCTTCACACAGTGCTATTCACTATTCTCGTAGCCGACATTTTCTGGTGGCTGCGGAAGTAGGTAACATGTTAGGTGACATGTTAGAGTTGTGGTGGGTATACCTCCGCGACTTGCACAAGAGGATCTGGACATGAACACGTTCACAGCACACGACGCATACCGCATAGCAATGCGCGCTCTATCAAACAAGATAGACTACGCGGGTGACTCGATCTTCGAGCACAGTATGCGGGTTGCGTTGGCACTCGACGGTGACAAACTACGCATCGTTGGTGCGTTGCACGATATCATAGAGGACTCGTACATTACCGAAGCCCAGCTGCTTCGTCTAGGTGTGCCGCCATTCCTCGCTACCCAAGTGACGGTGCTTACGCGCCTATCGAGCGAGACGTATCGGCAATATATAGACAGAGTAGCCTTGCATAAGGTAGCTACGACGGTTAAGTTAGCGGACTTGAGTGACCACTTGGCACCCGGACGCTTCCGTCAGATACCTGTGTCTTTGGTGAAGCGATATGAGAAAGCCATTACGCGACTATACGCACACGAAGAGCCGGACTATGGCCAATGGAGGTGATTGACATGCGAGAATACAACGCAAATCCTTACCCTTCAGTATGGGAATCTGTACTGTGCATGTGTGCGCTGGCATTTATATTTGTAATATGCTGGTTTCTAGCGTAATGTTAGCTTATAAACTAGTAAGAGCCATGCACGATGGTAGCCTCGCGCCTCTGTTTATTAACATGCGAATGCGACTGCCGTTTGGCGTATGGCTGAAGGCAGAGTGCCACCCCACCAAGGGCTTCGCCGTTAGGCCCAGGTGGCACTGTCTCGCCCAACCAGTGGCCCCACACCTGTCTCCAAAGGGCAGGGTGTGGTTACTGGTGGATATAGATGACTACGAAGAGTACGTCAGACCAAAGGCCCAAGGCTGGCTGTGGTATCTGGCGCAGCGGATGAAAGTAATAAGGAAGGTGTAACATGGTACACGAAGTACTGTTACCCATCACTGTGCCCAGCGGGGAGTACTGCTGGTTGGGTAATGGTGATGCAATATGTACCCACTTCTCCAACTATGGCGGGCACCCTGTGTGCGAGCTTGGTAGTGAGATGGGGTGCGAGTCACTAGAGTATTGTGATCTTGGTGTGAAAAAGCACAGCAAGTGTGCTGGACTGGAGATGCGCACATGAACAACGAATTACTACACCCAGTCGTACCAAACGAAGCCTTTTTAGTCCGTGCAGCAATAGAAAACATAGCTGCTACGTGCGTACAAACGGACGCTCACAACCCAAGAAAGACGCCCGGTCGGGCGGAGGTCTGGCGGGTTACAGCACCTAGTACGCCACATGCCTCCAAGTATTACGCGGTGCTACGGTATCGAGATGAACAGCTGAAAGTAATCGGCAGGCTGGCCACCGCTAACGCTGGAAGTTGGCTCCAGTGAGTTGTTTAAATAATAACACTTGACAACCCGGTCAAAATGTGCTACGCGCGAATATACACATTGGCCTAGGGAGATATAGATATGCGCGATACAACTAAACCTGTGGTGTTAAGCAATATAGGACTTAATAGCCTAGGGTACGTAGACGATACAGAGCAAAGACAAGATGACGAGAGTTATTTCAATGCCTTTGTAGATGCTGGACGTATCATGGGATTACGTGCAACATTGGATAGGATAGAGAAGAACGACAGGGAAGAGAGGGAGATGGATGACTGAAGGAGACAAGATGCTGGCAGCTGCTAAGATTATGGCTAGAGTTGCGGAGGCTCAGTGTACTGCACAAGGGTATACTGCGTTGAATATGCAACGCGAATCATTAGGACATTCTATGGCGTACGATGATGAGGCGTTTGTGTCTATCATTGAAACTTGTGGTATAGGCCATAACGCTGTGGTACTTGTCGCTAGAGGAGACGCATGAAGTACGTGCGTAAGCACTACATACGTGCTGCCCAGCTGAAGGTACAGTACTGGACAGACATCTCAATCCCTGACAAGGTGAGTGTAGTGTCAGCTACCGACGAAGACGGAGAGCCGGGACGAACAGTAACGGCGGAAGTCTTTATCCCAGAACGGGATATGGAAATGTGGATGGACGGTGAAGAATTCTCTTGACTTGTCCCGGTAGGTGTGCTATACTTGAGTAGTTGGAAAGGCACCCAGTGCCAGAAAGGACCAAGATGACTGACAAGATCACCATCAACTGTGAGGCTGACGCTGAAGCCGTGAGGGCTGCGTTGGTTGACTATGACAAGGCCAAGGACGCCGTGGAGAATTTCGGTGGACATTGCAACGTGAGAGTTAGTGCTTCCAAAGAGTACTGCCTTATCAGGGAAACGTACAAAGGTGTCTTATATGCACACTGTGAGCACCGCTGGTCGTATGGCAATGTGAAAAGACTTCGCGATGCGCTGACTATGGCTCTTTCCAAAATGGAGGGATGACGATGATCAGGATCACATGCCAAGCTGACGCTAACGAAGTGAGAGCTGCGTTGGTTGAGTATGACGAGCGGGCGAAGGAACCTGTGGACTGCGGCGGGGGCTGCGGAGTTGACGTAGCGGCCAAGCGTACGGGTGTAGTAATAAAACGTAGGGCCGTTATGTTGCCTGACGACTATGGCTGGGAACCCGTTAACGTAATGGTGCTTATCCGTGCTCTGCAAAGAGGAATCGAGCAATGCAACAAGTTTAGGGAGGACTAATGTTCAACAGAATCAGACGCTGGTGGGCTGACCGCCAGCACAATGCGTCCTGCGCTGCCTATGACTTACGCCGCCGTGCCTTTGCTGCCGCTGGCAACCATGGGCACCCGGCGATGATGAAGGCTGGGCGTAGGGCCAAGTTGAAGCGGAGTATGTGATGCGAATTATCCTTGGGGTGCTGCTTTTCATTTTGGGCGGAGCAGCGTTGGAGGTACTGGAGTGTAGTGCGTCCAACATGCACTGTGCAGTTGTTGGTGCCAGTTATGCGGCAGCTGGGCTAATGTGTGTAGTGGGACTAGTTATTACTCTCATAGGTACCTTAACTGAGATATTTGACTAGCGCAAAGCGAAAGGAACACGATGACAGACACCATTGACAACACTGACACCTTCGAGGACACCGAAAAGGTAGTCGAACTCAAGGACCCAACTCAAATGGAACTCCCGCTGGACGGGGAAGCAGAAATCGCCCCAGCAGAAGCGGTAGCCCTTGAGGAGGAGCTGGGCCAGACGCACGAAGTGCGCATCACCATGTCTCCCGGTGGCTTGTTCCACATTAAGGAGTCCGAAGGGACTACCCCAGTGATGATGCTGGGTATGATGGAGTTCGCCCTGACCCAGATCAAGGGGCAGATCATGAACGACCCGATCCTGCGCTTCATGGTGCAGATGTCCCAACCTGCGCCCGTGATTCCCAACCCTATGGTGCGGGGATGACGGCTAGCGCCAGAGGTGCAGTAGCACAGCAGGAGTTCGTGCTGTCTGCACTGTATCGCAACTGGAGAGTATACACCCCAGTGCAAAGCCACGCTGTGGATTATGTAATCGACAGAGGCAACGGGCTGGAGCGTGTGCAGGTTAAGCGAGGGTTCGTCCGCACCAAGCGTGGCAAGAGGTATCTGGAGGTGGAGCTGCGGTCCCGCACGGGGCGGCACCTTCACTACCATCCAGACGACTTCGATACGTTGGCGGTGTGGAGGGCAGAGACGAATCGGTGGTGGCTGATACCGTGGGGCAAGTGCCCTGTGACTACCATGTCTATACCACTGACTGCATCTCGCGTCAGCAAGTACGATAGGTGGAAGGTGGAGAGATGAATATTGCAATGGCTGGTCTGTGTACTGTAGGTACAGTCCTTTGGGCAGTCTATAGTACTCAGGCGGAAACACGAAAGGGCCGCGTGTTGTGCATAGCGGCGTCCTTTGTGTGTAGCGTAGGGATATACGCATGGCTGCATTAGCACACGACACATGCCGCTGCCACGATGCGGACTGCAAAGAGCGCCATGAGTGCCTTCGGTGGCTGCACCGTAACGACAGGGGCAGGCGCATCGTGCATGCTGACAGGGTGTGTAGTGGCTATGGATATGAGGCGAAGATATGCAGCGACCCAGCACAGTAGCAGACTTTGTAGGCGACCATCGCCAGAGCGGCGACCAACTCAACTACAAGTGCTGCCCTGAGTGTGGCGCTAATAACTGGAAGACGTACCTCAACCCCCTCACGGGCATGTGGTACTGTCACTCGCCTCAGCACCAGCGCGGAGGTAAGGTAGACGTTGGCCTACAGGCCGCGTCCCCCGGTAGGCAAGTATTGGAGAAACTTGTCCCGGCTCTGCGTAACGAAGTACGGGACTGGCCGGAGATGGTGCTTCCGGAGTTTGAACCTCTGTGTTGTCGGGCTATCAACTACATGGCCTCGCGCGGCGTGTCGCCGGAGGCGTGCGTTAGGTTGGGGCTTGTTGAGAGTCAGCGCCAACTCCGAGTACTATTCCCGTACTTCGGACCTTACGGACGGCTGATATACTGGTCGTCCCGGGCCTATTCTGTCCTAGAAGAAGGCCCTAAGTACATCACCGCACCGGGCAGGCACCCGCTATACGTCCTCCCGCGTTGGGAGCCTGCTTCGGTGCGGATCTTGGTGGAAGGAGTGATGGATGCGATTGCTGTGCACTTGCACCTTGGCGTGCCAGTCATTGCGCTGGGCGGGAAGTCCTTGCCACGTTACTTGCGGCGAGACTTACTCCAGCTGGCCACTGATCGTATTCACGTGATGTTGGATGAGGATGCCGGAGCTGCAGCATTTCGGCTGAAGGCCCAGCTATCAGATCGGAGGGCAGTGTCAATTCTGTCATTGCCCAGAGGACAAGACCCTAGCTCTATGGGGGCTAGGTTGACGGAGGTTTGGGATGAAGAGCAGATCGACTAAGATACATTTTGACGCGCCGGGAGTTGGGTACAGTAACCCCCCTTGCGGTGTGTACACTTACGGGTATGCCACCAAAACGACTACGGACGTTACTGAAGTCACGTGCAAGTCTTGCAAAAACACGGCTGCGTACCGCGATGCCAAGAGCAAACTGAGCGGAGGCACTAAGGGTACCGACATGATCGACATCAGTGGATTGCCGAAGAAGGTTAGCGCTGGCACGTTGACTCAGTTGGTGAAAGAGCATAACACCATTAGCACCGATGTGCGCAGGTGTGGAAACAATATCGCTGTCAGGGCTGGAGAGTATAGTAGATCCTCAAAATCTGTGATCCTCAACTTTGTGCAGGCCGACACCCCGCTGTACAAGATGAACAATTTCTGGTTCGATGTCAATAACATCGACAAAATGATCGGACATCTTAAGGATGTGCGAGATAAGTTGGAGGCACTCAATGCGTAGAGTTATCATCATTGGGCTGGTACTGCTGGCGGCTACGGCTGCGTTTGGGCAGGACACTGAGCCCATCACCTACATCTGGGCTGCCCCTACTTCCGGTGCTGACGTGGCGCACTACGTCATCCAGCACTCTGTGAATGGCGGGCCGTTCGTGAGCGTAGGTATCTCAGAGCTGGCCACCTTCACCTTGATGGCTACGGTGGGCGACTCACATCAGATACGGGTTGCAGGCGTGGACGCTAGTGAAAGGCAGGGGCCGTTCAGCGAAGCGTCCGACTCGTTTCTCTTACTTGGTCCCCCCGGTGCCCCCGGTAAGCCGACCGTGGTGGAGCTGTAACATGGCTGAGTTGGCGTTGCTGCTGCTTGCGCTTGTCATGCTTGGCATAGGCATAGCCGTATACAACAGTGGGGATGGCGGGCCACCCGGTCCGCTGTCTCCAGCGTAGGGGTACAGTATGCTTGTATGTACAGTGTGTCACAAGGAACTTGACGTGGATCAAGATGAGGATTGTTACACCGATCTTGGGGATGGCCCTTATTGTGATACATGTTACAAAGAGGCACAGGACAGGTTAGACCGCGTACGTATGGAACATGAGGAGTAACATGGCATCATCACTGGACCGCATCCCAGCCATACACTGGCGAGATCCGAACAACCCCAGTGTCCCGCTGTGTCACCCTGTGCGCGGCTTCAACTTCCAGTACACAGATGTGCTGGATGCCGTCACTTGCAAGAGGTGCATCTTCAGGACGTACTTCCAAGAGCTGCTGTTGCAGCAGAAGGTGGATAGGTATGCAGCCGACAATGACTGAAGCTGAAGTTGCGGAGCTGGAGTGGAGATTGGATGATTGTGAGTGTTACCTTGAGTACGGGTCCGGAGAAAGTACCCTTCAGGCCGCTTTGCTGGGCGTACCTACAATGGTAACAGTGGAATCTGACTACGCGTGGTTCCGTGCCAACGTAGCTGCGGACAAATTCGTAGCTGAAGGCATGGCCGCTGGGCGTATCATTCCGTTCTTCCCATGCTTCGGGCCCACCAAGGAGTGGGGCTTCCCAGCTGGGGACACCCACAAGCACCTGTGGCCAGCTTATCCTCTGTACCCACTGGCTGGGGCCATGGACGATGCTGACTTGGTGTTGGTGGACGGGCGCTTTCGTGTGGCCTGTGTGCTGGCGTGCCTGTTGACATTTGACGATGAGTGTGCTATACTAGTACACGATTACAAGCCACGTGGTTACTACCATGTGGTGGAGAAGTACGCCAACGTGCTGGACCAAGTGGATTCCATGGCAGTGCTTGGCGCTAAGGATGGGTTGGATAGGTTCGGTGCGATGGAGGATCTGAGGCGATACCAATATGACCCGCGCTGACTATGACTGGATGTTTATGTCACGATTACATTTACTAAAGGAGAGACAAATGGCAGACAAGATCGAACTCAATGGTGTCGAAGCGGACGCTGCTGCTGCTGCTGCTGCACTGCGAAAACTCGGCTATGAGGTGCAAGACCCAGACATTGCTAAAGTGTTTAGCACCCCGTTTGACAGTTTCAGGGTGGAAGGCTCCAATAGGGGCCATGGTTCCGTGAGATTCACAAAAGTTCCGCACCAGTTCCACGAATTGAACGCCCATATGGATGTTGATTACGTGCGTAAGGTTGCAGCCGCACTGGTAAAAGCGTGCGACTGGGCGGAGGATAATTAATGCCAAACAAGATCAAACTAGACGGTGTGGAAGTGGATGTGGAAAAGGCGCGCGCTGCTGTGGCCAAGCATGACGCAGGGTGTGACAAATCCTTTCCCATACGGCGCGGCCGGACGTACAAGAATTTTACTGTGAGCATATCTCCTAAAAACGGGGATAGGGCTAACATTTACCATAAGGACATTGCCGCAGACGGTGGGGATGGCTGGTGCTTGGAGTACGCGCGAGCTGCGCATACTGCCCTTGGCCACGCCATTGACTACGCTGCGAAGCATCAGTAAACAGGAGGTAACCAATGGTAACCAAGATCGAACTCAATGGTGTAGAAGTGGACGAGGCTGAGGCTATTCATGCCCTTGAGGCCAAGGGCCACACAGTGATCAAACGCAGGAGCCCTAAAGCTACTTTCAGCAGCCAGCACGGTTGGTTCGACCGTATTCGTACTGTAGTGAGCAACAATGGCATGGTAGCTATTGACGGTACGGATTTGGAGGATCTATCATTTCGCAATCCCGACTACATGGAAGTCGTTGCGCAGTTGCTCTTGAAAGCAGTAACACACGCCCGTTCCTATGCGAATTAAAAAGGTAGTCTTCCTGCTGGGCAACGTGGACTATGGCATTGGTAAGCGCGGTGGGGAACCGTTGTGCCTTACTAATGCCAAGCACATTGACTGGTTGGAAGAGTCTTCAGGCGTGGAGGTGTACTACCTGTTCGCCACTGAAGACCCCAAGTTCCAAGGGGCGCGTAAGAAGCCCGGCATTCGTGTGTTGCGTGCTCATAGGCCAGAGCTGCTGGCCAACATCCGCGACATCGACCCGGACTTCGTACTGTGCTTTGGACCTACGGCTATATCAGCTATACAAGGCTCAGGCAAGGCTGGGTTGCTGAAGGAGGGGCTACGCCAAGCGCATACTGCGCCAGATGTGGATTGCCCTGTCCATTACACTCACTCACTGGAGCACGCTGCCTCCCAGACGGGCCTATACAAGTGGCACCTGCGGGACTTGCTAGCGGCTGTGCATGGTGCAGTGGAAACCAAGTGGGGAGACTATGATGTCCTTACACCCGGCACTCCAGTTTGGGATAGTATTCCTGATTACTTGGTTGGTGCTTCTATTGTTGGCTTGGATCTGGAAACGTACCCGGGCCTTGACCCGTGGCATCCGGATGCCCGAATACGCATGTGTGTTATCACGGATAGAGCCCACAAAGCTACTATTGTACAAGCACGCCCAGATTCTTCGTTCCCGGGATGGCTCACTGACATTATCGTGGACCCCAGTGTCACAAAAGCAGGCTCGAATATCAAATTCGACTATCGTTGGTTGCGTCGATTTGGCACCAGAATGGTATGCATGCACGATACCTCTACGGCAGAACACATCCTTGACGAACGCAACCCGCTCAAAGACCTCAAGTCCCTCACGTTCCTGTATGCTGATTGGCTTGGAGACTATTCCAGAGCACACCGTCAACTCGTTGCGGAACGCGGTGGCTGGGAGTTTGTTGGAGACGATGAGCAGTACGAGTATTGTGGCGGTGACGGCGAGGCAAGCGTCTGTGCAGCCAAGTCCCAACGACGACTACTGGATGAGCAAGGACTTCGGAAGCCGTTCAAGCTCTCCATGGAGCTATACGCAGTCCTCGCAGAGATGGAGCACAACGGAGCTTGCATCTCCCTTCCCATCAATGAGGAACTAGACGCTAATTTTGACGTACGGCTGACTGCACTGCGTGAGAAGATCTGTGCTGTGCTGGGGCCCATCAACCTCAACAGCCCAGCTCAGGTAGCCAAGGCACTCATTGAGGTGGTGCCCAATATCAACCTGACCAAGGGTGAGTTGGTGCGCCAGCTGTCCGACAACAATCGGCCCAACGCTGGTGACAAGCCGGATGATGACTTCACTACCAAGAAGTGGGTGTTGCAACGTGAGGCGCACAAGCACCCAGTCATCAAGGATGTATTACTGTACCGCAAGCAGGCCAAGCTACACGGTACGTTCGTTAAGTCGGTTCGTGACAAGTATTTGGTGTCGAGAGACGGGCTGAACTACATCTTTCCCGGCTACCATACTGATAGGGTAGGCACCAATCGACTGTCATCCTCCAATCCCAACGGTCAGAACGTGCCACACGGTGAAGAGGGCGACGACCCGGCGCTCAACATTAAGTCCCAGTTTGTGTCAAGATTCAAGGGCGGCTCCATCATGGAAGCCGACATGGCGCAGGCTGAGATCCGTGTGGCTGCTATGTTGTCCGGCGATAAGGCAATGAAGGCAGCTATCGAATCTGGCGAGGACTTGCATACAGCCATGGCCGCAACCATGTTGCGCAAAGACCCAAGCGACATTGTAGACGACGAGCGACAAAGATGCAAGAAGCTGACGTTCTTAATTCTATACGGCGGCGGGGCGAACACGCTCTCCCAGCAGCTGGAGATATCCAAGGGCGCAGCCAAAGAACTCATTGTCCAGTACTACCAAGCGTTCCCCCAGCTCAAGACCTACATTGACCGGGTGCATGTGCGGGTGGAGACTGCGCTGGAGATCCAGTCACCGTTCGGGTACCGCAGGCGCTTCACTAGGCCCGCATACTGGAACTGCTACGACGGCTGGCGCATCCACCGGCAGGCTTGGAACATGCTGGTGCAGAACACTGCGGCGTGGATTACGTGTTGTGCTATGATCAAATTTGCACGTGCGTTGGAAGAAGGCAACTACAAAAGCAAGCTCGTACTTCAGGTACATGACTCCATCGTAGTGGACCTGTACCACGGGGAAGAGGATGAAGTAGCCAAGCTGGCGCACCATTGTATGACGAACCCCGACACTGAGCGTTGGGGCGTGGAGTTGCCCATTGGTATGGGCTGTGACGTAGAGATAGGCGAGTCGTGGGGATCGAAGAAGAAGGTGGATGTGTAATGGAAGTGTGCGATGTTAGGGTTTGGTTTGCGAATGGAGACGAGATTCAGTTAGCTGGGGTATGCGATATTGTTAACGTCAGCAATTGCATGGTCTTAGACCTCGTTGACGAACGACAGTACGTGCTGCCAATACGTAATGTTAGAACCTTACGTAGGAGTGCCCCGTATGTAGTCAAGGAGAAACCGTGAAAGTAGTGGTTAGCTGGGAGCAAGATGGTTCGGTGGAAGAGTTTTGTTACGACGACATTTCTCACATTAAGGAGGAGTCTAAGTGGGTGAGGTTCGTCACCGTAGACGACGATTGGATCTGCTATCCCTACAGTCATCTGGTAATGTTCACTGTGTATAGTGATAAGGATTTGTATTAATGACAGACGAACACATCGGACCGCGCGAACCATTCTCTATAGCTCTACACGCAGACAAGTATCGCTCCAAGGGCGAGTCATTCAGGGACGCAATGAACCGGGTGGCTGCTGCCCTGTCAGACGACGACGCGCACTACCACACGTTGCGCAGCATACTCAAAGACATGAGGTTCCTGCCCGGAGGGCGTGTCCAAGCGGCCATGGGCTCCAGCCGCAATGTCACACCGTACAACTGCTATGTGTCTGGGACCATTGAAGATAGCTTCACCGAAGGCCACGGCAGTATCATGGACCGTGCTGCCGAAGCAGCTACCACCATGCGTATGGGTGGCGGCATTGGGTACGACTTCAGTACCCTGCGCCCACGTGGTGCTACTATTCACAAGCTCAACAGTAGTAGCTCTGGGCCAGTCACCTTCATGCAGATCTTTGACGCTGTATGTAAGTGCGTTGCGTCGTCTGGTCACAGGCGAGGGGCCCAGATGGGTGTGATGCGCATCGACCACCCGGACATCGAGGAGTTCATTCATGCAAAACGCAACGAAACTGAACTCAACGGGTTCAACATTTCAGTGGCTGTTACAGATGAATTCATGGTCGCAGTGGAGCAAGATACCGACTTCAACTTGCGGTTCGGGGGCCGCGTGTACAGCACCATACGAGCACGTAACCTATGGGAAACCCTTCTGCGTTCTGCGTGGGACTGGGCGGAACCGGGAGTCTTGTTCATAGATACCATCAACAGCACCAACAACCTGAAATACTGTGAAACCATCACAGCTACCAACCCGTGCGGAGAGCAGCCGCTCCCGCCCCATGGGTCGTGTTTGCTGGGCTCCTTCAATCTTGTCAAGTACCTCCGGAAGTCTCCCAGCGACACGTACACCTTTGACTTCGCTAGGCTGGCGGCAGACATACCTCCAGTGGTGAGGGGCATGGACAACATCATTGACCGTGCGGTGTACCCGTTGTATGAACAAGAGAAGGAAACCAAGAACAAGCGGCGCATTGGGCTGGGTGTGACTGGGTTGGCCAATGCCATCGAGGCAATGGGGCACAGCTATGGGTCTAGTGCGTTCGTGTCGGTGCAGGACGCCATCTTCACGCTGCTGGTGCATGAATCGTACAAGGCCAGCATCGACTTGGCCAAGGAGAAGGGGTCTTTCCCGTTCTTCCGTATAGACTACGTGCAGAGCGAGTACGTTCAACGTGCTCTCACTCAAGAACTACGTACAGCTATGGTGCATCACGGCATACGCAACAGCCACCTGATTTCTGTGGCTCCCACCGGATCCATTTCGTTGTGTGCTGACAATGTGTCGTCTGGCATCGAGCCTGTGTTTGCGTACAAGATGAACAGGGCCTACGCTGGAGATGGTGAGGTCACTGCCCATGTGCTTGAGGACTATGGGCATAAGTATCTGGGCGTGGAGGGCAAGCGCACCCAAGATGTGTCGATAGCTGAGCACATGGCAGTACTCACCAATGCAGCCTACTGGGCCGATAGTGCCGTGTCCAAGACACTCAATCTGGACTCCAGCTGTGCGTGGGAGGACTTCCAGCAGATGTTCATGGATGCATGGCACAATGGGATCAAGGGGCTGACGGTATACAACAAGGACGGCAAGCGTGCTGCTTTGTTGACCAGTGCGGACGAGGAAGCGGCGTCTTGCCGCATTGACACTGAGACAGGTAGAAGGGATTGTGATTAACATGGCAGACAACTGGATGCACAGGACAAAGGGCATGCAATGCAGGACGTGTATGTACAACATTCCGAAGATTGCTCCGCTGGGCCGTTGCCGCAAGCACGCGCCTACATTGGACGGATGGCCAGCTGTATTTGAAAGTGATTGGTGCGGCGACCACAAATTGGATGAGAATAAGGTTGACCCCTCCACGTAACCGTGGTATACTTAAGTAGGGAAAGACACACACTTCAAGCCAAGGAGAACCCATGGCCAAGAAAGTTTTCAAGCTCAACATCGCTGCCGCCAAGAAGTCCACGGAGCGTGACTCCATCTTCTTCGACCTCAAGCCAGACACCTCGACTCGCATAAGGGTGCTCCCGCCTACGGACGAGAGTGGCAACATCTTCACGGCAGTGACCAACCACTTCAATCTCAAGGACGCGGAGAATCGTGGCTGTGCGGTGGCTTGCCTCAAAGAACACGGGGACGGCGAGGAAGATTGCCTGCTGTGTCGTGTCACCAAGGCCCTCTACACGTTGGGCGACACTGGCGACAAGACCGCTGCTGCCATGGCCAAGAAGCTCAACGCTAGCACCCGCTGGTATGTGCAGGGTCTGGTGTACGACCGTACGGAAGACTCGTACTTCGGCCCCAAGCTGATCGGCCTGTCGCGCAAGACGGCTAACACTGTGGTGGGGCTGCTGGCTCAGGCTCAGGAAACCAACGATGACTTTTTCACTGACCCCGACAACGGGCAGGACTTGGTCATCATGCGTGAGGGGTCTGGCCTCAAGACTCGCTACACACCCAGCTTGAATGGCAAGAAGGCCAAGCTGGATGACATCTTCCCTGACTGGGATGAGAAGATCGTGGACCCGACCAAGGAAGTCCGGCTGAATGTGCTGGACGAGGCGGGCCAGCGTGACTTGCTGCGCATTACGTTCGGTGACGAGCTGGATGTGGACGCGCTGCTGGCTGACTAACATAAGGTGCCCCCGTAGTGTAATAGAACACATGTCCCTTTCAAGGATGTATTGCAGGTATAGAATCCTGCCGGGGGCCACCAAAGGAATACATATGCCTACTGACAAGGAACTACTGGACTTCTTGCAGGCCCTCACTGACGACGCTGAGTACGCTGGCACCGCTATCATGCGCGAGTCAACGTACTCCAGAGGTTGGCGGCTGCATGAGTCTGGCCGACATGGGGCCGTGCGCGATGTGCGCGAGGCCATTTTTAACTATATGAAGGAGACAGGATGGCTAGGTGCGCCTGTGGACAACACGTAGCAGGGGACATCAATTGCCCACACACTATAACGGTTACTGTGGACAGCATGATTTCTGACGCAGAGGCGCACTTGGACAAGGCCCGGGCTACGTTGGAATCCGCTGAATACGGCATGCGTGTGCTTGGAAACTTGTTGGCAGAAATAGAGGAGAAGATTATTGGATCCCATGGCACAAGTATATCAAGACCGTGACGAGGTGGGGCGGGTCAAGGCGCGCAAGTACCGGAAGCCTCCTATGCGCTTTCGTTGCAGTGAGTTGTCTGACTGCGCCAGACGCATCTGGTATAGGCTGTCCGGCTACACGCCCACGCCCAGATACGGTCACTCCGAAGACTACGCTGTGTTTGGTGACTTAGCCCACGACGTGGTGCGCTTCAGCTTGAGGGACCACGGTGCCCAGCTGTCCGGACTCAAGTTCGATGACGACAAGGGTACGGTAGAGGAACTGGACAAGTGTTACGGTTACGACTACGAGTACGAAGGCACCAAGATCTCGCTGTCCGGACGTGGAGATGGGCGCATTCATTTGCCAGCCATTGACACCACTGCGTACCTTGAGATCAAGTCACTGGGCTACCACAAATACATGAAGCTCAACTGGGCCCATGCATCCAAGGGGCAAGCTGGCGTACGTAAGATCATTGACGAGTTCCACCCGGGATTCTTGTACCAGACCACAGCCATGATGAAGATGCTGAACCTGAACTACAGCTACATTGTGTTTGTGGATAGGTCCAACTGCTACATGGGCGTCCGCAATAAGGACGACCAAGTCACACACGGTGGCTACGAGTACGCCTTTGATCCGGTTATCTGGGACAAGGTACTCCAGCGTTGTTCGTTCATCGCAGAGAGAGTACGTAGTGGTGAACCACCCATGCCCGGTAACATCTACAGCTCCAGCGAGTGTGGCTATTGCCCGTTCAAGTACCTGTGTCGTGGTGCTGAATACCGGCGCAAGCGTGGGCTGGAACCTACAGTGCTTTACCCTGACCCTGCTATTGATGTCGAGGTCGATCCGGAGGGAGGAGGTATCCTGTGAAGATAGTTGCTATTAGTGGCAAGATGGGCAGCGGTAAGACCACGCTGGCCAAGCACATACAGAGCAAGGACGCTAGGGTCCGCCTCATTCACTTCGCCACCCCGCTCAAGGACGCCATCATTGCGATGGGTATCCCACGTGAGGATGTAGAGGTTACTAAGCCTGCTGTCGTACGCCAGCTTATGCAGGTGTACGGCCAAGCCATGCGTCACTACGACCCGGACTACTGGGTACGTAAGGTCCAGCGCAAGCTGGAAGACATATCGTGGGCAGATGCACGCACTGGAGCTGACACGGTGGTTGTGGTAGATGATGTAAGATTCCCCAATGAGCTTGCTATGTTGGAAGCGTATGGTGCGGTGACGGTGCGGTTGGCTAAGTTCGGTGACCCGAACGGCCCATCGCCACATGATGATGACGTATCTGAGACTGCTTTGGACAGCGCAGAATTCAACATACCGTGGGCTGGTGCCCATGGGTACGCGAAGGTGATGTGCGCCGACGTGTGTAGGGCACTGGAGAAAGCTGGCGTAGTCGATGGATGAAATACTTGCCATAGTACTGCGCTCTTTGATGCGTCGAGACAGCTGGGCAGCATTTCGTGACATCGTAACCGAAGATGTATTCACCAACACCAACGCCAGAGTCCTGTACACCCACATCCTGCGCTTACACGATATGTACAGGTCTGGTGATGTAGAGGTGGCGGTGTTAGCTGCTGACATTGCAGCTACTTACAGAGATGGCGACAGGCGTGATGAACTCATTCATATCGTGGAGGAGATATCAGACTATGACGCCCTTGACCCAAAGCTCCTCCGCCCCTCCATCCGCACCTTCGTATCGCGCCAGCTTGCGTTACAGGCTGGGCAATACATTGGAACATATGTTGACACGGATCGGTTTGAGCCCACGGCTCCTGCGGAGTTGCTTGAGAGAGCAGTGGCAGCCGCCTCTGCGGTGGAACTCGATGTACTCGACATCTCTAGCGCCCCAGCGCCTGATGCCGACTTCGTTCGTCCAATGGTTCAGTCTCTTGGTATATCAGCTGAGCTGGATACTAAGCTGTCTGGCGGCATTGGTAGTGGGGAGTTGTGCCTTTACCTTGCACCTTATAATAGGGGCAAAACTTCTTATTTGTGGCAGTCTACGATTGCTGCAGCGCAGGACGGATGCAACGTCCTAGCTGTGTCGCTAGAGATATCCAAAGAGAAGTGTTTGCGGCGCGTAGACCAGTGTTTGACGCACTTCACCAGCGATGAGTGGCTCCAGAATCCCAACACTGTGCTCAAGGAGCGGGCCAAGGTGGCCGGGAATCTATGGATAGCAGACTTGTCCCATCGGTCCCCTACTGTACATGACATACGCAGCATGGTGCTACGCATGCGCTCACAGGGCATGCCAGTTGACTACCTGATGCTGGATTATCTGGCGTTGATGGCACCCGGTACCAAGACGCGCCACACCCAAGAACGCTTCGGTATGGGCGCAGTAGCCAAGGAGATGCGCCAGCTGGCCAATGAGCTGGACCTGCGGGTGCTGTCGGCATGGCAAATCAACCGTGCAGGCAGTGAGGTCCACACCATCAAGGGCAGCCACATTGCTGAATGCTTCGAGGTACTCATGCACACCGACATCGCCATCGGCCTCAACCAATCTCCAGAGGAACTGGCCAACAAAATCATGAGACTATCCGACATCAAGCAGCGCGAGAGTACCGAACGCGGCATGGTGTACGTGCATAGTGACCTAGATAGAATGTACATACACGATTCTGAGGAACAACATGAAACCATCGCAGACACTATGGTCACTGGGTGTGGACCCGGGCTTCGGTGAAACGGGGCTGGTGCTCCGGAGGAGTGACCACAAAGACGAGGTGATGGCGTTCGCTACGTTCCAAGAACACAGCACCAAGTTGCCCGGGTTCGTGCGTGCCACGGCTCTGGCGGATGCAGTATGTGACAAGGTCAATGAATGGTGCAGCTACTTTGGTATCTCTAGGCTTGAGGTATGCATCGAGCAACCTATATTCAACAGGAATAACCGCTTCAGTAGCGTGACTACGTTCCTGATACAGATACGCCTGTACAACTCCATAGAGACTGGGCTAGCCATGATCGTGGCACCGTTTCTGGACGAGATGCACCTGACCGAAGCCATACCTTCCAGCACGAAAAAAGCCGCCACAGGGGACGGCAGTGCTGACAAGGGTGCTATTGTGAAGGCTTCCCCAGTTGACAAAAGCTGGGACGGGCTGGATACCGATGGGCCCTTGGAAGCTGTGGCAGACGCATGGGCGCATTCACTGTGCGCCAAGACCCAAACAATTAACCTGACCACCACGACCATGCCAGTGGTGATGCCACACAAAGAGTGGAAGGCGAAATGGTCACAAAGCTAGACACCACCTTTCCAACATGGTACATGCGAAAGTACTGGGAAGAGTGGGAGCCCAACTATGGTATATTTAAAAGATTGGAACGCAATGGAGCCAGTAACGTGGGTCAACGAACGTGCCCAATATGTAGCAGCGTCAATGATTGCTGCAAAACTGCAGATACGCGGACAGCGCATCGCATTCCATCGAGATCCGGCACCGGAAAAGATAGGCCGCATTCTCCTACCGGAGGAATCCAAGCCGAAGTTCAACTCAGGCACAGTGGTGTCTGTGGGGGAGAAGACAACTATAGTCAAGGTGGGCGACCGTATCTGGTTCACCAAATATGGGGGCGTTACATTCGATGTGCCGTTGCCGGATGGCGAGACAGGTCATATCGAAATCTGCCACGAAGACGATATCTACATCACTTCGGATGGGCCGCAGTGAATATAGGGCTGGTGGCACTGACTCTGGTGCTGGCAGTGTGGGTAGGGAAGGTGTGATGTGCGAAGAATAGTAGCCAAAGAACTCCACCACATCTCAGTGTTCTACGCTGAGGAGCTGGGCTTGGGGCAGCGGCTGGCGTACAGACGCCTGAAGAAGGACTACACTAGGCACGTGCTCCAGATCGACTCATTCACTGCAGTGCAGCGGATGGCGCGTAGGAATGTGTTGCCTAGGGTTAAGAAGCCGTGGTGGAGGTTCTGGTGATATGGCATGATGTAAGGGATATTCTGGAGAGGTGGCTAGTGCGTTTCCTAGCGGAGATAGACTTAACCACGATGAGGATGAGGGTTGCAGCCAAAACAGGTCGTGACCCTTATTGGGAGATTGAGAGGGACATATACTTGGAGGCTGAGCTTGAGGCGCACCGACGTGCAGGCTGTCTACCCGGGAAACCAGTGCACGATGCAGTAGACCTGCGCACGCACATGGGCACGTACATAGAATCATAACACAAATTGGGCCCCGTACCTTATGGCGCGGGGCCCTTTTTAGTTTATTATGTTGTGTGCTTGTTAGTGTTTCGTGTCACAACTTCGACTAAGTGACTGATGCTGCGTCAGTTAGTTCTCAGTTATTGTGTTGCAACATAATCTACAGCGTAGGCCCCCACAACCACTCCAGCAACGAACACCACCTCACGGGTCCAGATGTTACGTTTGAACCAGCCGGGGTCGTTGGCTTTGTATAGGCCCAGTATGTAGCTGTGCGTGTCGTCCTTGATTCTGTCGTGCTCTAGCCAATAGGCTTCTCTGGAGTCCCAGCGTTCCTGCCACGTATCCAGCTTAGCACCTTGGGCGATCACCAGTAGGTCCACACTGTCACGCTCAGCTGTGGCTTGGCGCAACAAGGCTGTGGGCACCAGTACTGTCTCAGGCTCCGCCTCTTGTGTCCATGCGGGCACGAAGGTCAGCAACAGGATCGTCAGTACGAGGGCGGGCAGCCACCTTGTGCTTGGCTGCAAGAACCTTGGCAGCTTCCGCAGTGAGTAGCCCTTTGACATGCTGGCGTTCTTGCTTCTTGAGTGTTTCGAGCCTGTCGTTGAGTATCTCCTGCTCACGGACTTCCCTCTCTTTTTCTGTAGCTGGGCGTCGATTGAATAGTACAACCATGGCCAGCAGCAGCAATGCTGCACCTATCTGGCGCACCCATTTCTTCATTTGGCCAGCTTCCCGTTGATGGCATGCACAACCTTGACGCCCACGTTGGCCACGAATCCGTAGCCCATGAGTGCTTTCAACAGGTCGGCTTTGTTGGCTTCGGGCATGGCGAACACAATCATACAGCCGAACCCAATGAGCATCAGGCCCTTTTGTGAGAACATTCTAGCCGAAATCTGATTCCACATGTTACATCCTAACGTCGAGTAGCTCCAAGTTACATGCCCTACGTAGGGCTTTGATGTCGAACTGCGTGCCGGGGCACGTCTTATCTGCGTAATCACTGTGCGGCACTAGATCCTTTGGCTCCAGTCCAAACTGAAGTAGCCAAGGCACCAGCACCCTGCGTGCTGCTGTGTGCAACAGTTCATTGCTGGGTTTGCGTTTGTCAAAGTTGCCGACGAAGCAGAACCCAAGTGTGTGTGCGTTGTGACTAAATACATGCGCACCGTACTCGTGAATAGGGCGTCCAGCCATGCACAGGAACGCCTCCCCCACCTGTTCTATGCCAGCGTGGTAGCCAATGTCGCGCCATCCACGTATGTGCGTGTGATAGTAGTCGATGGCAATCCACGATACCGTGCCACTGTCCTTGGTTAGACTGTGGTGGATGACTATCTTGTCTGGCTTAAGCATTACTCCCCCTTCTTCAACTCCATGTAGGTTTTGAGCGTGGCTTCCAACCTAGTCACTCGCTCCCCCAAGTTCTTATTGGTCACGTACTGCACCAAGCTGTATATAATGATACCCAGCCCCAGTATTCCATCCGCTATGTTATTATACTCCAAACGCCAGACCCCCAGCCACAGCAGTGGCTATCTTTACGAGACCCAACAAAACCCCTAAGATGCAGAAAGTAAGGCGCGGCTTCTTCAACATGCTACTCCTTCAGTTCGCGCATTGCTTCTGCGAACGGGATTGTAAGTTCAGGGTTTTCAATCTGTATGCGCAGGTTTCGTTCGAGGGCATCCGCAACCATCTTGGCTTCCATCAGTGACCCAATATCAGGTATCTTAAAGCCTGCCTCAGCCAGCTCCTGTATACGCGTCTGTACCTCAGCCATGTTGCCGTCGTCTACTGCACGTGTTAGTGCCATGGACAGGCGATGGGTGGCATAGGCTTCGTCCTTGAGGACTTGGCGCATGCGGGCGTTGTTTTCTCGTTCCAGCTTGTGCTGAACGGACTCTACCTGCGAGATGATAGAGAACATTTCGGTGGGCTTGGCGGGATCATCCCCGAAGCTACTGAGATAGGTGCTGGGGTCTGATGGGTCGAAGTCGCCAATATCCATGTTACGGCGTAGCCCACGTGAATCACGCACCTCCCCTGTACCGGATTGCACGGCTCGTCGCCATATCTGTTGCCCAGCTTGCATGGCTGGGACTAGCAGGCCCTGCGCTTCAATCCAGTCAGCGATAGCCGCTTCAGTCTTTACCAAATCTCCCTTGCCAACTAAAGATTTGTTCATCTCATTCATCATGGACATGCCTGCTACAGCCACGTCCACTGCAATAGAGGTGGTTTCGCCAGCCTCAGACGGCATGTACCCAAACCCCACGTACTGGCCCATGTCAATACCAAGCTGCTCTGCGGAAGCGCGTTGGATCCAGCCGGACATCATCAGATAGCGCCCGATGTAGCCGGGGTTGCGCATGGCTTGGGCAGCCAGTTCTTCAGTTTGCTTGGGTATGAAGGACAGGAACTGGGTAGCTGCAGCAGCTCCAGACTTGGATGTACGTCCGAAAATAGGGGGCTTGCCAGCCACGCCAAAGAAGTGGTTAGTTTCTTCTGCTACACGTGCTGCCTCGGCCATAATGGTACGTTGGCTTCCCATTTCGAGTGCTTCATCCCACGTTTTGATTCCCATACGGGTCATCAAGTCATCTGCAGCCGCAAGGTGAGATAGTCCCCGAATCATGTACTCCGTATCCATAATGGAGGGCCCAAACACGCGGGCTCTGGATGCCCACGTAGCGAAGTTGGACGACAGCGGAGACTCCAAAATCTCAGCCCACTGGCGTTCAATGCCTGCAGCCTTGGCAGCAAGCTGCCCTTCGGCAGTACCCATGGCGAATAGGGCCCTTTGCGTGCGCAGGGCTCCGTAAGATGAGCTGGTGGTGGCTATGCCGGTACCGATTGCCATCCACGGGTAACGTGCGTTGCCTGTGAGGGCGGATGAGTAGGCCGCAGACACAATCGCCATGTTAGCACGGCCTGCTGCTCCCGGTTTGTAATTGGGTCTTAGCTTGCGCATCACATTATGCGCCTCAGCAAGAGATAAATCCATTCCGGTCAACCCTTTAGTGGGCACTTTGGCTGGAGTGGCTGCGGCTGCAATGGTGCCGATGGTGTGGTCCAGCATTTTACCAAGTGTGGACGGCTGGCCCTTGAGATTGGCTACTAACATATTAGTGTAGGAGCGATACCATCCGGGCTTACCTTTTGCTTCTGTGAGTAACGTGTCCAATGCTGGTTCTAAGTGTAGCTTACGGGATGCACCTCTAGCCATAATGTCAAGTGCAGATGCCGCATCTCTAGGATATACAACATCCGCTCCTGATCTTGGTATCAAATGTTGTATAAACAATTTGGATTTAGGGGATATGCCGTGCATATCAGGTGGAAACGCTCCACCAGCAAACATTTTGGGCGATATCACATGGGGAATGTACCCAGTGATATGGTCCGCAGTGCCTGCCAACCCCTGCTTTTCGGCCATAAACTCTAACGTACCGCGTATCTGCCTAGCAGCTGTACGCATCTCTGGGGAGGCCGCTTCCATGAGTGCTGCGAATTCTGGTGCGTCAGCAGGTGTGTTGAGTATGTCAAAAAGTTTTTCATTCATTTTTTCGTTAACAGTTTTACCATTATTCGACAATGCGCCTGCGTCCTTAAGCAACCGCTGGAACCGGCCAATCATGCGGTCCCTCTCAAAGTCCACCTCGCGCAGCGCATTGCGCACCCGCTTCCACGCACCGGGGACTTCAGTGTCCAATACACGCAATGGCTCTCTAAACAACAGATTCGCACTGGCACGAACCATTGCAGGCGGACGCACCACAGTAGACAACGGGTACAAGCCAGGAGCTACCCTGTCGGACATAGTCTTCCAGAGCTTATCATACGTATCCGGATCGGTCAGCGGGTTCTTCTTTGGTACATCCGGCAACCACCGCATATCAAAGCGCACGTCACCTGCGGACAGCTTCATGCCTCTGCGGGTCATGTCAGCCATGTCTGGAGTCAAGTCGTTGAACTCATTGATCTTGGCCATGTCGATCTTGCCGTCAGGAGTAACCGCGCGCGGGCGTGCCTCTATAGCTGCCATGTATTCTGGTGTGGCGATCCCCTTGACCAGCACGTCGTCAGGGTCGGCTCCAGCTACGATCATACGCAAGGCTTCTGAGTACTCTTCAGCCATATCCGGACCAAAGAATGTGCGCATTTCCAGCTGGTTCGGGTCAATCGAGGGGTCAGTCCAGTCATAAATGGGCTGATATTCGCGCCCAAGGGCAGCTCTGCGTGCGTCATTGATCTCTGCGTTGATGCTGGACTTGGTACGTGCGCCACCTGACGTGAGCCCAGTAGGTACGTCCTCCGGTGCCATATCAGACACTTCTTTGTAGCGCCTTGACCATGCATCCATAGCGCGCTCTGCGTCCTCGTTGCCACTGAGCTTGGCAGCGTCAATCTGGGACTGAATGTCATCCAACATAGTGGCTTTGCGGGACTCCGGGCTGACACCGCGCGTGGGAGAGTAGGACACTACCTCGTCCACGTAGTTCTTGGGAATGATCTTGTCCGGCTTGACCCTCAAGTTGGTGATGATAGTTTCGTGGGGGCCTGCGTCCATAACCGCAATAGCCTCAAGATGTTTGGCTTCCACGTACCGAGAGTTGGCTGCGCCCAGTCGCAGCGCGTTTTCTCGCGTACCGCTACGCTCAAACGCTATTTGGGCTGCTTCCAATTCGGTCTTGGAATGCTTCAAGTTCTCCGTGTGGTCCCAGACTCTACCAACGCGATTGGCTATCTTTGACGCGGCTACTGCTCTGGACGTGGGGTGCATACCTTTGCGCGCAGCATTGACCATCCGTACTGGCAATCCGTCTCCCAGCAGCAACGGATCACAGAACACATCCATGACTCCGCAGCCAGCAGCAAGAGCGAACTTGCCAATGGTGGGCCCTTCTTCATTGAGCATGGTGCCTATCTTGATACGTGCTGCGTCCCGCTCCTCGTCAGTCAAGCCCTCTTCTGGTAGAAGGTTGACTGGGCCGTAGCCCGCTACGTTGGACTCCAGCACATCTACATAGGAGCGGAAGTCCCTGTGAGACGCGTCTAACACGGCAGCAGCCTTCTCGCGGGCTTCCTCTGCTTTGCCAGTGAATCTATCACGCAGTATTTCTAGGCCCAAAGCTGCAGACGCACGGGTCTGCTTAACACCCTCAGAGTCCTCCATCACGACGGTTGGCCACACGCGGTTGAGTGCGCCCCATCCCTCACCTGACATGAACCCATACAACGCCTGCTGCCCGCCAGCCAGCGGAGACAGCGCAGCCACAGCTACCCCTACGTCAGACATGAAGTCACGCTGGCGCTTGGATACCATGGTAGCGGTTTCCGCCGAACGCTGAATGAGGTTGCGCGCGAACTGGTCCACCTTGGCAGGACTGAATCCGCTGTCATGGTTGGCTTTCTCATCCTGCATACGCAGCGTGTCTGCGACTACGTCCTCAAATGGGCGCTCGTGGTCAGTGTTTGCGTGGAAGGTGTAAGCATCCTCATATACCTCAGAGTTCTCTGCGGTAACAGTGGGGGATACGTCCAGCTCGGTGACCACAGGGCGTTTGGCTTCTTTGCCGAACACAGTAGCTCCTGCGTCCTTGTACCCTGCGCCGTACAGCTCACGTACCAGTGCTTCTCTTTCAGTCTGCTCATCGAGCTGGGGCATTACTTGGCCTTCCTAGTCGGCGCTTTGTAAGAGTCAACAGCTTTGGCTATCTTGGCCCACTCGTACGTGCTGGGGTCACCAAGCGTGGCACCCGTCTCGCTGAGGAGACGCCGGAACTCAATCTGCACGAACGTAGTTACAGTCTCCGGATTAGCTTCTGTGCCCAGTGACGCTTCAATGGCTGCACGTACACGCTGGCGCTGCTTTGCGTAGGTATGCTGCTGTTGGATGTTAGCTGTTTGGACAATTGAGTCAATAGTAGTAGATACGTGCTGCTGGATGAACTCGTTCATAGTGCGTCCGCCAAGCATCTCAGTGAGCTTCTCTTCACCAACATACCCGGCTATCTCAGCCAGCTTGGCACTGATGTTTTGGGTGAGCGCGATTCCCATCTCCATAGTGAATGACTCGCCGTCACGTGTAGTGATGTACTCTTGCTGGAACAGGGCCAGATCCCCGGGGCTGTCCTCGAATGCCGCCGCTGCCTGCTCACTGAGCGGCTGCCCGGCAGAATCAGGATTCTCAGCCACATAGTTGTCCAGTTTCTTGCGCAGGCGCACCAAGGTATTCCACTTGGCTGCCGACGCTGTCTCGTGAGACGACGGTGGCGCTGCTCCCATGAGCTTAAGGGCATCAGGATGCAGGATTGAGAGCCCGTTAGTCTTGGCATACAGTGCAGCGTCCAGCACTGACTCAGATGCTAAGTTGTTGTTAGCCAGCAGTGTAGTGATTACTCCGGACTCATCCATGTTGCCCATGGTTTCGATCTCAGCATCGGTAATGTTGAGATCCAGTGCCGTTACCAAGTGCCTAGCCGCTAATGTGGCTTCTTCTGGCGTGTCAGCCTGCTCGTAGGTAGTAGACCAGAAGTCAATACGATCATTGTCCATCTGGGTGCGCCGCCTGTTTTGCAGCGCAGCAGCTGGGCTGACCGGCAGGTCCATTCCAGTCATCAGTCTGCCAAGCGTAGTGGGGGCCACTATGTCTTCGCCGCTAGCGGTCAGCAGTGCCTGTGGGTCGGTCTGGTAGATCTGGACGAGCCTTGTGCGCATCTTGTCGAGCTTAGACTGCAATGCTTCCACCGTGTCATCCACAGCTGCGTTCTCCGCAGCCGCAGAATCCTGTGCGCCACCTATGGCACCAGATGCGATGCCTAGCCCAGCTTCAGGGGATCCAGCCGCAGCTGCCCCGCCTGCCAATAGCGCAGCCAGCAGCCCGCGTTTGGACATCAACTTATCTAGTGCGGATGCGTCCTTACGGTTGGATAGGTCAGCGATCTGGGCCTCTTGCCCCATCAATCCAGACAGAAGGTCTTCGCCTGTGGAGGACGCCAGCGGTTGGTTGGCGGATACGCCAGTGTCCACTACGCCCAAGTTAGTCAATGTGTCTGCCATTACGTTACCGTACCTTCTATCGTTGTGGCACTGGGCCACCGCTAGTTGCGGTTACTGTGGGACCACTGGGAATCAGTCCACCAACTTGCTGACCAAAGCCCATTATGTCGCCTACGCCAAATCCAGACTGAGTCTGCGTTCCTTTGGTCTTGGCTTGAGCTAAGCGTTCCTGAAGGTTATGTCCCAGCAGCCCACCAGCTCCTCCAGTCAATCTACGCAGCAGCAAGTCGTTGGCACTGAGCTGTGCCCCAACTCGTTGGAATGGCAGGTTCAGTGCTCCCTCTGCAAATGTCTGTGACCCTTGAGATGCAGCGTTGGCCATGGTATGTTGATACGCGCGCCCGCCTATAGCTCTCTGCACAGCTTCCATTGAGCTGCCAGAGATGCCTCTGGCTGCAGCGTCCTCGTCAACCATACTGGAGCTTGTGTCGAAGGCTTCTTGCGCTGAGCGCTCAGCCATTTCACGTTGGGCAGCTACTATCTGCGTCAAGTACTGGAGGTCTTCTGGGGACGCAGAGATCTCGCCAGAAGCCAGCCCACTCAGGTCGCCCATCTGACCCTCAGCGCCTGACATCATACGCTGGAGCGTTGCCAGTGCGTCGTTTTCAGTTCTTGAGCGCTTGGCAATAGTGGTCTTGGATTCGGACTCTGTCTTTTTCGTGCCCACGTTAGTCTCCTGTCGCGGCGTGGCCTAGGATGTAATATCCGCTGAGTTTGCCAAACTTGCTGGCAACCCTTAGTGCTGCGTTGTTCGTAATGTGTATATTGAACTGCACGTCTGTTACCCCATTGGAATTGAGGTATCGACTGAAGTGGCGTAGCAGCCGCAAGCCTAGCCCAGTGTTGGCGTATGCTGGAGCGACTGACAGCAGATCCAAGTACGCGTGCTTTCCATCACAAATAGCCCAGACGTACCCGACTATTTCGTCACCATCTACAGCCACGTAATGTGTGCCCTGCAACTGGTCAAGGTGCACATTACCGAAGTAACCTGTAGCCAATACTACACTATTGGCTGCTATTTTATCCTGATCGGTCGCTTCCCGATATATCAATGGTCCCTCCATCTTCTGATATTGTAGTGACTACGGATTCGAATGTCAGGAAATCTGCATCTTCTCTGGCGTATTCCCCTGTGAATCCAGCTGACGGGTCAAAGCATAAACCGTTGGGGCAATACACCCTGCCATGAAAGAACTTGATCCCAAGACGGGAAAGGTAGTAGCAGCAGGCGTTTAGCAGCCCAATAGCTACTGAGGTTTGGTCAGGCTCCAGCTGCAGCGCCCCACGGTTGATTCCTAAGTAGTCAATGAACGCGTGCTTGCCATTGTGTACATACCAAAGCACACCTAGCCACGTGGCCGGGTCATCAGCCTCATAAGCAATGATTATGTCGCCGTCTTTGAACTCATCAGTGAGTTCGTCGTATCCGTAAGAGATAGCTAGCCGCTTGGCGTAGTCTCGGTCACTGTCTGTGCTGGCGTGCATGTATTCCAATTGTTACCCCAACATTACCACAGATACCCGCTCCACATCAGTTGCAGGATCCACGTGAGTTATTACTAAATACGATTTGGTTGCGCCAGACTCATACGCGTATATGGAGTATGTTCTGAACTTCCCGTTCCCCGGGCCAGCTAGTGACCATGTTATAAAGGACTCTTTGGTAGGGTCTATCCATCCGCACTGGGTTGACGTAAAGGTGTATGACTGCCATCCGGATGCATAAGTAATACCGCCAAGTAACTGTTGGGCTGATTCACCGCCAGCGTTGTACCATAACCCGTACAGATGTGCGGTACCTACGGAAGCCGAATACGAATAGTTGTTATAATGTAGTACACAGCCAGTTATTACTTGGTCGTCTGCAAGCAAATCAGTGGAGTATCTCGCTACAGCAGGAGACACAATAGCTGGGCCCAACTTGCTTACCCCACGAAAGTACGACACTATGGTGGTGTTGGCATCCCCCGTGTATCCCCAATCATAGCTTCCTTGGGGCACGTAGAATGTGGTAGTCGCCATACCTAGTCTCTATCCATTGTAATGGCGAACCCAGCCAAGGTAGCCGTGGTAGCAGTGGTAATCACAAACTCCCATATGTCCCCTGCAGTGACCGTAGTGGACCAGCCTGTCAGTGTCGTATCTCGATACTTGTTAGCACTGGACATGCCGGGGTCTGTGGTAGATGCGGATATTTGGTCCCCGGTGTCCAACGGAAAGTCCCCGTACGTACCAGCGTAGATCTCTGCCTGCACCGTGCAGGTGGCATTGGCATACGCCTCTACCGACGTTATCTCGCCGTCAGCAGGCATCTTCACATACGCCTTGGTCCCCGTGGTCAGCGTGGTGGTGCTGTAGATTACGAAGTTGGCAGTCAGTCTACGGGTGTTCTCCAGCTCTGTAGAGAAGTCGGTGATCTCCGACACAATGTGAGAGTGCGTGAAGTTGGTAATGTCCGCGCGCGTGTGCGTATGGGTATTGGGAGTAAACGTGGAAGGGATGTCTTCCAGCTCAGTGTATGACACTCCGGACATGCTGCCAGTGAGCAGGAATGTCCCGTTGATTGTCAGGTTGGACAGCACCAGTGTGCCCCCTATGGGCAGGTGCGCTACGTCCAAGTTCTCTGGGGTCCACACGCTGGAGCGCGCTACTAGGATCTGGCCCTCAGTAGCTCCGCCATCTGGGAGATCCTCTAGGAACGGCCAGTTGCGGATGTGGTGGTTAGCCAGATCCGCGTCGGCGGTAAGTTCTATTTCTCCACGTAGGCGGTCAACCATTATACTACTATCTCGAATTGGTCAAGGGTGACGTAGTAATTGAGCACATCGGCTTCCATGTTAGCTGGGGTGCTTGCAGAAATGGTCAACGTATGTGTGGACGTAACGAAATTTTGTCCTCCGAGATTGGATACTTCCAAACTATTGACCTCGCTATCATCGCATTGAATCACGGACATGGTTCCTTGCAATGTCGTTGCCCCAGTTACCATTATGTCTGCTGTGACCAACCCGCCCTCTGCTTCAGCGCTAAGCCCTGTGGTGCATTGGATTGTGCCGTCCATGAAAGTGGTGCCGTCCCAATTGACCCGAATGACACTCTCTCCAGCAGTGCCGCCATCCGTGCAGTAGGCGCGCACCTTAATGTTAGTACCTTCACGCAGCATGCCCGGAAGGAACGTAATGGTACCGCCAGTAACTACTGTGGCGCTTGCGGCATCCACAGGGTGTGCGTAGTACCACCCGTTAGACGGCGGACGGTTGGCCTCTACGCCAATATTGTCGTAGTATTCGCATCCTGACGAGCCGTCTATTTTCAAGGCTCCAGCTGTGTTACCGCGCAAGTCATTGCCGTGGATCACACAGTCAGTGGCCTCAGATGCGTCTATGCCGTAACCGGTGCCTTCAGTACAGCAGTTGTTGGCGATCATAATATCTACTGCAGCAGCCAAGTTTATGCCGATAGCCGCTGAGTTGATGAATATGTTGTCAACGACGTGTCCACTGGTGGCGTACACTTCAAGTACATTTGCTGTAGATGCAATCACACGCACTTTGTTGCCGGATACTGTGATGTCTCGCAACACGTGGTCTGTTACGCCAATCTGTAACACGTCCGCTGACCCGGTAATGCCAACACAGTTATTGTCACATACGGTAATGCGTGCAGCTGTATCTGATGCAGTTGCGTGCCCAGCTATATATACGCATGTGCTATCTCCGCCTGTGAACAAACAGTTACATACATTGATATCGTTCATATAGCTGGAGCTTGTGTCCGGATACATGTAGATTGCCATGTTGGTGCAGGACTGGAATATGCACTTGCGTATGTCAATAAGTGCCACGTCATTAGCCCAGATATGTTGACTGTCTCCGTCAAGGAAGATACACTTCTCTACGGAGATGGACTTACTGTACTGTCCTGCTGAACCGTTGTTACGTACAGAGATGCACTGTCCGGAGAAGTCATCAAAGACCACACGCTCAATAATAACATCGTCTACGTAGTCTAGCTGAAGCCCGTTCTGTCCAGTACCTGTGCCGCTATTGCCGCTCAACGTAATGTCAAGGATGCGCACACCAGACGTGCGCGTGCTAGTACTTGTAGTGCGCAACAGACTACCTGACGACGCACCAGAAGTCAACTCAAGCACGCTGCTTGGGCCTGCCCCAAAGATGGTGATATTGTTGTTATCAATGGTGACACCGCTGGCTTCGATGGTGGTGCCCGGAGGGATGAACACGCTTCCACCGCTACCAGCGGCGTCGATGGCGTCTTGGAACGTAGTGTACGACGCGGCATTAACTACTTCAAAAATTTTCTTACCGTTAAGAATTGAGTGGCCTGCAGACCCAACACCCATGTCTATATCGCCACCAGCAGTAAGTGGCCACATAATGTCTTCTGATCCGGTACCGGCGGCAAACTTAGAATTAAGTGCGTCCACCAACGCCTGCATTTTTTCTGACGTTACGATTTCCAGATCATAGAAATCAGGCAGTGTGATTGTGGTAGACATTTATTACTCCTGCGTGTACTGGGCGACTTCAAAGTCTACTTCGTATCCCAGCAGTGAAAACATTTCTCCGTCATGGTCGTCAGCGGTAGACACCCAAAACTTAAGCCAACTACCGCGCGAATCCAGTGTGATATCTATAACTGCAATACGTTGCTCTGAGTGTACGCGCCCCAACGGGTCATCATCAAGTCGCCAACTGTATCCAAGCAACGGGTAATCGTGGGCGTTCTGTGACACCGTTACAGAATCACTGTTATCGCCGTCTGTTTGCCATGTGACATCTAAGTCCCAGTCGCCACGTGGTTGAATATACAGACGTAGTTTATTCCATGTTTTGTGGAATTGTGTAAGTCGAGGATCAAGGCTGCGTCCGCTTAGGTACGGCGACTCGAACGTAGCTGTGTAGTTATCGTCAGCGAAATCCTGCTGAATGGCTGGCATGAGTATACCCACGCGCCCGTCGTCCGTGCCTAACGCAACTGTACGCATAACCGGATCCGCCACCTCTACTGACGCCAGCATTACGGCGTCAGTCTCCCACGGCCCGTACCACATGTTGATTCCAGTATTGTAGGCGTATATGGCAGAGACATCTGTTTCCCCTAGTTCCGGAACTCCCATTAAGACTGTGTTGCTTCCGGAATCGTGTACTAATACTGATTTACCTACTTGGATCAAGTCAATAGCATGCGGCAGGCTGGGGGTTGTAGACCATAGGTCCGCGATTGCAGCGCTGGGCTGCGGGCCACCTTCCGCTACATCAGGGAAACTAGCTATGCCGTCTCGGCCCAGCATCCACATGGTGCGGTTAACTTGGGTCATGCACTTGTTACCTGCGGCTCCGCTATTCCGCTCCAACTTGATCATCCTGTAAGACTGAGGCCCATAGCCTACAAGTTGCCATAACGTGTCGTCCGTGGTGAAAATAGCTGTGCCGTCAAACTCCCCTTGCACAGCTGTACACGATGCTATGCCTTGGCTGGTATTGAGTTCTACGTAACCAGCGTTCACTACCTCATTATAGGTTTCATCTGGGTCTACTTCTGGAGCAAAGAAGACATTGGGCTGGCGGCTAGCAGAATAGTATACTCGCTGTGGGAAGTTAGCGTCTCCAGACATTACTAAGCGAGTTTGATGCTCAGTCCCGAACTTACACGGAGGTGCGTCGTCCAACAGATCTGGGTATTCGGTTCCGTCCCATTGCAATACACGCGCATCTTGCTCTTCTGAGTCAAATATGATAATAGTACCACGGTAATTGCAGAAGGATGCGCTGTCCCCAGTAAGAGTGAGTATTGGCGACCATGCCAAATTGAGCCCAACGTCTGCGTACACGTGACTGTTAGTAGCAACCAATAACGTACGCACTATAGTCCCTGTAGCACGCTGGCGTCTGAATCCAGTAATAGCACGTACAGTACTATTAACGAACGGGCATGTATCGCAATCCTTATAAACCAAATCCATCAACTCATATGACGATTGCCCAGTACCTGAGTGGCACACGATATCTAGTATATCACTGTTTGAAAGAGTCGTATTCACAGATATACTTGACGATGCTACAGTACCAGCAGCAGTAGTACTATCATCTATGTACACTACCGTGTCACCGTCTGGGTCGCAACGCAATTCTACGGTGTGGTAACGCGCGTCTCCGATAAACGCCTCAACCAACTGTACCCACGCGGCTCCGTCGTAATAGTATACGCCGTCCATAAATAGCCCAAAACTTTTGGCCCCATCGGTACCTGCAGCCTGCGCAATAATCTCAACATACCCACCATCGCCGTTTGCTTCCGCACTGCGGTCTTCCAAGTTGTAAGCGCGAAACGTCAACCTAGTTGACCACACTTCCCTTATCGGAATCTCAGACGGAGAAATCACTCGGCCAAATGTTACTGACTCCCCAGCCCCAGCCAATGTGAATGGGTATAATCTTCCGTACTCGTTGTTGTAGTACGCTTTTTCTTCGTTGGTAGTAGTAATGTTCAGGTCATCAGTGCCAATGAATGTAGTGTAGATACTGGCACGGTCGTCTTCATTTATCCCCAATGGAGCGGGCTGTACTAGCGTCTGCCCCCACTTGCGTATACCGGGCCTCTTCTTCAGCAGCCCGTCGTAGCCCCCAACCATGTTGATAGCACGCCACAACTGCCCCTCGTCTACTGTACCTTGCTGGCCAGCAGTGGCGAGTCCGCCAGTAAGCGGCATATTGTTAATGGTCAATCTGGTAGTGTTCTTGGCCATTACCTGATAGCCCTTCCCGTGGTATCGAAGATGATATTGGAATCTACACGTGCCGAGTGACCGTACTTACGCCTGTGCAACTTGCGGTGGACATTCTCAGGACGCAGGATAGGCACGTCCTCAGTAGCCCCACTGGCGGACACGCCTTGGCTTACCGCAGTCATGTAGTCACGTAGTACAGTATCCATCTGGACGCTGTCTTCGTAATCTCGTTCCGCCAGATAAATGACAGCTTCAATTACGATTGACTCTTGAGCAGCGGGAAACAGTATCTTATCAATGTCAGTAGCAATCTCCGGATGTACTCTCTGGTACGTATACGTGATCACCTGCTGATCTTCTGGCCAAGGATCCACATGCAACAATTGGTACTGCTGAGCGTCATTCATCCCATACACAGTACAACGATCCGGGTTGGCTACTAGTATGCGGTTATTGCGGCGGGCTCTGCGCTTAGCTAGTCTACGCGGGGATATTGACTTTATATCGCCACTAGTCAGATATGAATGCATATCCCCAGTAATGCGGTCAAAGTCTTCTGGCATGGCGTAGGTGTCTTGCGCAATGTAATATGTGACTTCCTGTCCAGCATCTGCGACAGCGTCTTCATCTACAGCTGTGTCGTGTACCCATGGCCTGTCCAACGTAAGCGTAGCGGAGGAATCCACACTGACTATTCTGTATACGGTATCGTAACTGGATATCTGGAATGCCATATTAGTCATACTGGCGTCCCACGCTTCATCCTCAGTACGGTTAGTCACAGTAGTGCTGCCGTTAGTGAAGGTCAGGTTCTCTTGGCTCTGGAGTGTGGGCACCAGTAAGATGTCCCCTTCGCCACGCAGCAGAGGCCAATCGTCCAAAGTCTGTACTGTTTTCAGTACGCGGTTCAGTAGGCTCTGCAGCTTACGTGTGTCCTTGGTGGGGAAAGACTCCTCCAGAGACTTGGTGCGTTTCCACCCGAGCCTGTCTTCAATTTCGTTGATGATCTGGAGTCCTGTAAGCATACGCGCTCCTAGATATACGCAGTTGCAACGGCCATGTCAATTTTGACTGTACCAGCCGATGCAGTACTGGGGGTAATCTGTAGTGAATACTTGCCGTCATTGGGTACCAAGGGCAGTGTGCCCAGCAATGACTTGAATCCTGCTTTCACGAAATATGCATTAGTTCCGGTAGCTACCGATATTGTAGTAACAGCAGCACTAGTTGTAATGTTGTGCAGGAACATAGGTTTAAGTGTTTCACTATCGCCAACTACTTTATGCAACTTCACAGTAGGTGCAGCAGTAGCTATACTATCGCCGTCAATACTCAAGGTAATAGCGTGCATGCCTGGTTCGAGATTAAAAGCGAAATTGTTAGTCGTGGAAAGTGTAGTAACCAACACAGTATCCACCATGTTTAGCACGCGCACTTCCTGCGTACTCCTATTGGATGCCTTATCCATCTTAACCATGGCGGCATTTGTATTGTTAGTGGCCATGTTAGCTCCTAGTTGACTAGCAGGATATCCACCGCAACTTCGGTAGATGTACTGTTATTGCGCACGTACACGTGTGACACGTCCGCTGTTTGTAACGCCAGCATTTCGCTGACTCCCCAGTAATGGGTAGTGGAATTGATTGCAACATCCAGTGCGCCATCCGCTGTCAGCAGGATCTCTTCGGCACTGGCGATTCCCCCCATAGTGAGTTCGGTAGTGGTGTTGGTAGCTATGCTTGCACTGCGTGCTGTGACCTCAGACCACTTGCGTGTATCCACGTAGGCTCTTAGATCAGTCTCCCGCCGCAAGTCTACGTCCATGAGCATAGCTGCACGCGCAGTTACTTCGCGCGTAGGCATAAACAGAGGGGCCACGTCTATGGTGTTCGTAATGGAAAACGCTGGCACTGGAACCACTGGGGCTACAGGATCCGGGTTCGTCGTGGTGATGGTGACTGTGGCTTCGTTGGAGTACAACGAGCCGTCGTATGCTCTGTATGTGAAGGATGTGGATCCGACAAACGTAGCGTCTGCCGTGTAGGCAAACGACCCGTCTGAGTTCAGTACCACTGATCCTTCGTGCGCAGCAGTGGATAGGGAAGCAGTGAGAGTGTCTCCATCTGGATCTGTGTCATTGGCCAGCACGCCTGCACCAGCAGTAACGTTCATTACCTGCCCAATTACCACGGGGCCGTAGCTGTCAGCCACAGCCGTAGGGGCCTCGTTGAATGCTGGGAGCGCCCCCACCTGCGCGCCAACGTAGTTCGCTGTAGTACCTACGAATGCCCGCAGGTCAACAATCGGCAAGGTGTAATCGTCCAGTACCCATGAGTACGAGGACGTTGTGCTGCTGAATACTCCAGCTACTGTAACATTGGTTACTAAGGTATCCGACGTGATGATGTCATCAGTGCCAGTACCTGTAGCCAAGGCGCTCCACGGTGCCTCGTAGATTCCCCCAGATGTCCATGATCCTGCTGTGGTGCAGACAGCCCCTACGTTGAAGTAGTTGTATCCACTGGTGCCGTCTATCGTGTTGGTGTCACCCGTGGCTCCGCCGAACAGTCCGCTCAGTGTACCTTTATTACCCGCAGTACCCGCATCCACGTAGATGAGGTTATTGCGGAACGTGTGCGTGGACATGTTCGCTGTGGGGTCGAATACCCACAGATGCCCGGTCGAGCGCCCGCCTTGCTGGGCTAAGAACACCAGCGTATTATCGTGGAATGTCTTCACCGAAGCAGCCGGATCCCCTGTGTCAATACTGACGCAGATGGCGTTGTGTGCTGCCGTGGTGTAGTTGTAGAATACGTTGGAGTTGCAGGTCAAGTTATGCCCAGCGTACACCTCGATGGCAGACGGGGCATTGTGTATGTAACACGAGGTAACTTTAGGGCCCTTGCTGGCGAATGTGCCAGAGTAAGACCCATCCATGTTGAGCAGCATGCGCGGGTTGGTAAGCTCAACCTCCGTGCCGCCATCCAGTATGCACTGATCAAACCACACAGGGCCTGAGTCATCCGGATCTTGCCGAATGATCTGCCCGGTTACTACTGCGGCTTGTAGTGGGCTAAGGTCAAACTCTAGCCCACGTAAGATCCAGTATTCGCAACCTGAAATTATGCGAGCTACTTCGTTAATGGCTTCCCCCACATCGGCCACAAGCGTGGCCAATGCAGGATCGCCGTCAGTGTCTGTACCTCTGATGAGTAGGCCGTAGTCAACCCAGCTGGTGCCAGCTGGAGCAGACCGATTCGTTGCTGTATGGTATAGGTCATGGTCCCCGTCATTGACGACATTGATGATGTCGCCCTTGGACGTGGCTTGGCTGATAGCGTAACCTAGTGTGGCAAACGCTAAGGCATAGGTAGACCCGTCGTCACCGTCGTCGCCTGTGGTTGCACTAAGCCAATACGTTGCCATTACTTACCCTTCTGCAGCCCGGGAGCATCTTCAGGAACAGAGAAAACCTTGTTGGTGCGCATGTCGTAATGGTCGCACAACACAGCACCGTGTGCAAATACCTGTTTCTGCAAGGAGTTCAGGTTTCTGCAAAACTTGATGTCGTGGCCCCACATAACGGAGCCTTCGCCCTCAGCGCCAATTGCTCTGGCATCAGACCAGATGGCTTCGCCGGGATGTTCGTCCTGCCACTCTTTGATAGCAGATACGCGCGCCAGTAAGCAGCCAGCACCCGCCCCGAAGATGGGGACTGGAGTAGCGTTCGGGCCCATTGGGATGTCCCAGTCACAGCCTACTCCGTGCGCGGTGTAGAGGAGGGGTTCGTTAGGAGTCTCACGCGTAGTATACACTCCAGACACAGCCCCAGCATCTGGGTTACGCCGCATGAAATTGTATAGCGTGTAGAGGCCCATAGGCGGGATAAGGGTGTCATCATCCACATAGAAAATGAACTCCGCGCCTGTGCGTATGGCCTCTTGGGTCATGACCTGTCGGGCTTCGGCTGAGAGCATGCCCGTCTTGAACATGTAAGAAATGGCCACGTTAAGCGGGGCCACCCAGTTCATCTGATGCAGCATGAACACAGCGGGGATCACTGCAGGGGTGACGAACCCAGATGATACATTATACTTCTTGTCGCACTCCGGGCAATTCAGCACGCTGGACAACTGCTTACCACCAATCGGGATGGCCACCACAATGTGCGGAGCATTCGCCAGCTTCATCGGGCTGCGCGACATCATGTGCAGATCCGGCTTGCCGTCAAGCGCAACATCCACCTCAATTTTGCCAAGCGCAGTATTTTTCTTATCAGGCATTTCCCCTCCTAAAAGGAGCGCCCCCTCCGAAGAGGGGGCACATTATGTTACGGTCGGCCCTCGCCAACGCCAGTCGGATGTTCCTTGACGTAACCGAACACAGACACATGCAGCGCGTCGAACGCATCCGCAGTAGAGTCATTGGTTACAGTAACGTGCAAAGAGGTATCAACCAGAGCAGTAGCCGAAAGGGCTACGTACCCAAGGTTGGTAGCAACCGTGGTGTCTGCGGTATAAATCGCAGTAGACACTGCGTCCTGATACACAGCCACCTGCGGATTTCCTGCAAGTCCATCAACGTTTACGCTAGCACCATACAGTACAACTTCCATACCAGTAGGAACACTGGACTTGGCTGTGTACGTGCCGCTTACCGCGCCATTGGAGAACAGAAAATCAAAGTGCTCATACGCACCAGCGAGCGGGGGTCCAGCTTTGGAACGGCCCATATTAAGCTCCGTTTCCGCCAACCCAACCGCGCCAGTCAGCTGCGCCAGCCGACAGACGGTAGAGCATACTGGACTTCATGTTTTTGGTGTCGAAATCAAGACCATGATCCGATTCAGGCTCCTGCCGCCAGTACACCAAGATACGGTGCTGGTTAGGAACACTGTGGACGAACCAGTTTTCGGTCGAGGTCAAGTAGCGCGACGTGTAGATCTGCAGGATTCCGTTCAACATGTTGATCGGGTTGTTAGCAGTATCCGAGCGCAGCGTGGACTTGATGATTTCGCCCGCCAGCCACTGGAGATCCGGATGGATCAGCAGAGCCTGCGGCACAACGTCGATAGGCATGTTACGGTCATCCACCGAAGCGTTGAACAGGTTCAACGCGGCCTCAAGGTTGGCAATCGAAAGATCCCCAGTGATGAGGTTGTCAGCCGTACCACCGCCGACAAGCGGATGCGAGTCGGAGAAGATGTACGAGCCGTCCGGAGTGGTTTCCGTGGCAAAGCCGTTGTTGATGACGTTGTAAATGTACGTCTCGATGGACACCTGTGCAGCGCGACCAAGCATCGGCAAACTATTCGAGATAGCATTGTCGATGTCGTCATCCATCGCCTCAAAAGAGATCTGGGATCCCTTGGCGAAGGTGACATGCGTAAAGCGCTTGTCGTAGCCCTGCAGTTTGGTGTCGTAATCGAGGGTTTCGCCCTCAGCCTTCTGAGTGTACTGCCCGTAGCCGGTCAGCCCAGTGATCTCTTCGTAGGCACGGCTAGAGTCGCGCACGTTGAAGGACCGCTGGTAAGTCAGAGACGGATGGTCGTAGTTAGCGTCGAGAATCTCGTCCAGAAAGGCGAGACGATCTTCAAAAAGATCAGTATATCGTTGCCGAAGGGCAATAGATCCAGCTGAATTCATGTGTCACCCCTTTCTAGAGTACAGATCGGCCAGCAAAGCCGAGGAAGAAGCGTTCAGGAATCTGCACAACCCAAGCCGCATTAGCAGTATTGGTCGTGGTTCCTACGTAGTTGTTATCCGCAGCTTCGACAAAATCCACAATCTGCAGGATAGTGCCGTCAGCATTGGTGTCACACGTAGTCACCAGCGCACTGGTGTCCAATTCCATTTTGGACTGCAGAGTCGTAGTATTGCCCGCAGCGGGATTAACAGGAACTCCGTACAGTCCGCGCGCAGCAAGTTTCTCAGCTGCAGTATTGATGGTGCCGTCGTCACCCTGAATCCAGTACTTCTGCTTAGGGTCACTAGTAACCTTGACAGTTGCTCCAGTGCCGGGGGTAGCTGCGACATAGTGCGTAGCAACGCCTACGGTGTGATTGATCTGGGCGGCCGAAGTACCATTTGAAATGGCAACTTCGCCAGTAGCCGTACGGTACATAATGCAGCCTTCGTAAGCAGCTGCACTAGCCGTAGCGGACACCGCCCAAGTCTCAATAGGAATCACACCATGGGCATTGGTGATAGGCCGAAGACCCATGGGGGAATCAATATTCGGCATGTATTTCCTCTCTTATTTTGGCGCTCCTTTGCTCACAGTAACACTACCAATTTCCTGCACCCCTTCTTGTCCGGGGAGATTCAATCGGCCAGCGTTCTTAGTGCGCGCATTGGTGCGCTCTGTATGATTATGCATCCGTGCATCGAAAAGTTCCTCAGTAATCCAAGCCAACACAGTATCGGCCCCGCGCATTACGTAATTGTTATCGGACTCGCTCACCTTTAGGCGAGCTGGCGGATTGATAAGGTACTTGCCCTCAGCTACCGCCTTGCCGATTTCACTGTCCCACGTAACTGGCGTCCAGCCCTTCCATCCGATCCGCTGATCGCGGAAGTCCACGTTCTTCCACCCAAGTCTTTTACCCGGCGGTTGTTCCGTGAATCGCATGGGGTTCTGTGCGTCGAAAGGATCGTCTTTCAGCACCACACGTTCAAGTGCCTTTTCGGTGCCACCTTCTTGCTCGAACCTAGCTTTGAGTTGCAAAGCCATGCCTGCAAGTTGTTCCTGAAGCGCAATATTCTGGGCTTCGAGGCGTTCTATTGCTTTAGTTGTCTTAGTGGGAGTTCCTTTAGGCATGTCCCCTCCTACTTCGTTCGCGCATATGCTTCAGCATTCTTGCGCACTTTGTCGAGGTCAAACTTGCCGTCAGGCATGGCGTTAGCCAAACTCTTGGCGAGTCCTTCTAGTTTAGTATCCGAGACAGACGTATCTGTATCATTACCGGCAGGTGCCGTGGTATGTCCTCCAGCTATACTGGAATTTCCACCACCGCGCATAGCGGGCTCAGCCGTAGCTGGCGTGAGTCCCTTCTGAAGGCCCACTTCGTTGGCTGCAGCAAGTACTGCGTCCGGGGCCTCAGTGCCAGTCAAAGCCAATCTGGCGTTCACTTCTGTGCGGAACGTACCGGGTTTGGTTATCTCCGGCCAGCGATCCACAGCGAACTGATTGGATTCTCGACGCAGCTGCTCACGACGTTCTCTGTCCGTGGTCTGCGTCACTCTTACGTCTACAAGTTCTGCGATACGTTTCTCTTGGATCATCGTATCGAATTGGGCTCGTCTCGGGTCCTCAGCCTCCAACGTATCGCGCACTGCGATTAACTGGTCTGAGGTAGCGTCCTCAACTGAAGCAGGTTGGGCGGCAGGTTCCGCAGGAGCTGGGGTAGCTAGACTGGCGATCTGAGTCTGCATGGCAGCTAGTGCTGCCGTGAGTGACTCATTCTGCTTGTCCAGTTTGCGTACCAGTTCTCCACGTACGTTGTCGATAGTCCGATCCCCGTCGTCACCAGTGTCTTCGCCCTGACCGTCAATTTTACCTGCGACGGGATCAGGAGTGGGCTCAGGTTCTGTGGTAACAGAAGGTTCGGGTAAGGTTCCCAAAAGGTCGGTCATGTGATCCTCCGTTCCGAATAACGCATCGGTGAGCGAATCCGGAGGGTTGGTTGTTATTACTTGCTTTTGCGGCGTTTCTGCTGACGCAGTCTAGCGCCAGCAAGGCCAGCTGTAGCACGCGAGTGCTCAGCCATAAGCATCTTTTCGCCACGCAAGAACTTGTTAGCGCTCTTTACGTTGGTGATCTTCCGCTTAGTTACCTTGATTTTGTTCTCGGTCTTGCGGTGTCCCGGAGTGCGAAACAAACCCTTGAGAGGCATAGTGTACTTTCGATCTATGCTGGGCCAAACATGGCTGCAGCTTGTTTAATGCCTGCAACGATGCCTTGTGCATACCGCAGGTCTTCCAAGGTGGTCCACTCCATCACTCCGATGCGTGCTGACTCGTTGTGTGCGTTGCGATTGAGTTCGCGGCACACTTCAGACATAGCTGGAGCGTTGAGCAACTCCTGCGCAGCGGATGATAGGTCCCAATTCCTTACGTTCACTGAATCCCTCCTTCAAGCCCTCCCAGCTCAGCACCAGCTGTCTCCATCGTTGGGATGTTATTGGCCGTGCCCGGCTGCTGTGCCGTCTGGGCTTGTGACATTTTAAACTGCATTGCGGTGTTATGCTCATTGAGGTGAGCCCCAATCAGAGCCACGACAGATTGGTCGAGATCTTGGAATCTGGAGGAACCGATGAAGGTCTGCAGATCCTTGATGTGAGTAGCATCATCGTCAGTGGGCAGCACTGCGATATGGATCAGATTGCACATGGCCTCGATCTCAGAGCGCTGATCCATGGGTCCGTGTGCGTACGAGCCCTGCCCCGGCATAGCCGGAATGAGGCGGGACTTGTCGCAGTTGTCCCCGAAGTGGTTGAGAAAGTCCTCAAGCGCAGCACGTCTGGCCGCAGGATCTTGTGCGTTGTCCGGGTGTGTCATGAGCGTCTGGTAGCGGATCTGTGCTTCCTGCTGCATGAGCCCCCGGTTAGTATTCATGGTGTTGCCAGCGAACGTATACTCGAAGTCGCCACGTATATCAGCTGGGGTCACACGCCTTGGTTCCATTTCGCCGGTAACATTGTACCAGCGCTGGTCAGGCATGTTAGCTGCGTACAGTTCCATGATCAATTGCATCAACGGAGCCCAGCTCTCAAACTTGAGCCGGGTAATGAGATTCTCCAGCTTCACGCCGCCTTCAGACAGCAGCGCCATAGTCCCACGCGCTGTGCGCGGTGCGTTACGCACCTGCGACGAGCCCGCCTGCATTGGGCTGATAGACACGCGGTCAGCAAACAGCAGTACAGAGTCCAAGTGTCCCAAGTTGGCAAGCGGTTGCTGCTGGAATGATGGGAAGAAGATCCCCTTGACATCCATGACCGGAATACCCTGTCCCGGGGCTACAGCCTGCAACACGTCCATATTAGTATTGAACGCTGCAGGTTGGTAGAAGAAGTATGGGTTGTTTATCACTTCCTGCGCATTGTTGACACTATTCAGGATAGCATCAGCTTCAATGTTCAGGTTTGACAGAATAGCTCCGAGGCCCAACCCAGCCCATCTGGAACTGATAGGCATGTAATGTTGTGCCACAAACGGACGTAGCCCGCCGGGGAACTCTTCATCCAAATACGTTACTGCTGCGACTTTGCGTATACCATAGATGATCTGGTATATCACATCTTCGTCGTCGCCATCTTCGTTCAAGTCTTCTTTGGCGTACATCTCGAACACTAAGACTTTGTTATTGTCATACGCCAGATTGCCGTCCGCTGTCTGCGGAGTAGCCTCTGGGCGATTGTACACCTGATCCCCAACAGCCGAGTCTTTCTCGTTCTTGAGCCCTCGATTGTCAGTAACTTCGTCTTGGTGCTGCCCCGTACTGCGTGCCTTGATAGACGTAATATCTTGTTCAGTAAGTTGCCATTCGCCAGACTCCACCCGTTCAGCAATCTCTTTAGGCGTCAGCCAATACTGCTGAGTGACTCTGGGAGCCTCTTGTATGTCTGTAGCGCGGTACGGAAGTATGAGATCCTCATATTCCATAACCTGAACTTCAGGATGATCGTGACGCAGTACCTTGCGGAAGATGCGCACTTCCCACTCGTCTACAAACTCGCTCTGGGCAATTTCAACGCGCGCACTGTGGCGCCTACGTTCCTCGATAAAGTCCACCAGCCACGTAGACCCGTCGATTTTCTCTTCGTCTTTACCCAAGTTTCGGTAGTCCATCAGCCCATGGACCGCACTGGGCATGCCGAAAATCTCAGTAAGAATCTCCGCCCCAGACTTATCGCGGGCGTTCTCTATCTCATTACCAAACTGGTCAAGATCCCCAATGTCGTACAGCAACTTTACGCGCCGTACTTCCACAATATTACGCCACTCTCTGCGCCAGAATGCCTTGACGTAGGACACTCCGTCACTGAATGCGTTACGCGTCCAGTTCTCAAACGTAAGGAACATGTGTGGGATGTCTGACACTAGCGCCCAGTTGAGATAAGCCTCGGACTGCGCAGTGTCGTCAACATTGAATTCCCTAGCAGTACGCTTCACGATGACCATGGGGTCCACCCCAAAGAACGCGTTGACTACGCGCGGCACCCCAGCTTCAATCTTCTCAAGGATCAAAGGCAAGTGTACATCGCTAGCTCCGTCCCACGGAGCAGCTGAGCCCAGCCCATCATCGTAAATCAGGCGACGGGCGATCTCTACACGCTTGAGGGCGGGCATACGGTTGGTAATATCATCCTCAATGAGTTTGACTAACTCACGTCCGCGTTCCTCTTGGTATTTGTCCGAGAGCTTAACCGTCATCAGATACAACCACTTCCACATTAGCCACGTTAGTGGTCGATTCGTTGAGTACGTATACATGAGAAACGGCACCCACCATCATGGCTGCCCCACTGATTTCCCACAGGTACGTAATGTTGCCTACGGCCACCTTGACTGGGCTATCGGTAGTTACCAGTAACTGGGCTGCGCTAGTGTCAGTGCCGATTCCATACAGATCCACTTCTACTGGCGTAACCATACTAGTCTCCAGCACGAATCGCTGGGCCGACTTCTTGAGGTAGTCCTGCTCACCTGAGTAGTATGAGAGCTTGTGTACCGTGTCTCCGTCTTTGGTCAGGTGCAAGGTAGCGTTCATGCTTGCTTTGAGGATATCGGTCACTGGTAGCTCCTAGCGCCCACGCGCCCATTTTGTATAGCCCAAGACTCATCCCTAGCCTGATGGACCATTTCGCGCCTAAGCATCACGTAGGTAATACGCATCTGGAAGATGTAGCGCAAACAGTCGATGAAGTCATCATCGTACTTACGGTAGTCTTCCCGTTCTCCCTTGAGGTCACGCATTCTGGCGGTCTGCCAGTCCTCGTAACAGAAATTCATGAAGTCATGTTTGAGTTCGCTGCAGACGTTGTGGACTACAATCCCAGGAGAACCCCACTCCGTGTCCACCTTGAGCGCTGTGTGTATTGCATCGTAGCCTGCTTGTGCGTTGCGCTTGTGCGCTAGTGCGCAGTAGATGTCTGCATTGGCAAACGCCTCATACACAGACGATCCAGATGTGGCGTCAGTCTCCTTGGAGCTGGTGTCAATGATCCGGAACATCACAGGTTCTGTATCTGGGGTTGGATGGTACTTGCCGCTGGAATCCTTGAACCAACCTTCCAGCTCTTTCATGCGATCCGCTACGTCAGAGATGGTGGGGAGGTTCTTGTCAAACAGCGTGCGGTACACAATCAACCTATCGTCTGGCGTGATAGCAGCCCACAGGACCGCACAGGGCTTGCGCTTGTGTGGATCAATCACACAAACCCGGGGCCATGTTCGCGGGATGGGGTGCGGGTTGACCCAGTATGGCGTCGTGGGCTGCCACGCTTTGAATACTCGTCCAGCCAAGTGGAGATCGGAA